ACTGGTATATTACAAATTCAAAATGGTTTACCATTAGATGCTACATTAAGAAATGTAGTGGATCAAAATAATACAGTTAGTCCATTAAGACTTTCTACTAATAGTGTTACAAACTATGGTGGTGGTAATGTTATAACTAATACAGCATTTGGTAAATCAGCTCTTGCTAGTAATACAACTGGAACTTGGAACACTACCATTGGATATGAAGCAGGATATGCAAATACTGTAGGAGTGGGCATAACTGCAATAGGTTATTCTGCTTTAGGATTTAATACTGCATCTAATAATACTGGAGTTGGGCATCAAGCAGGATTGAGCAATACAACTGGAACTGGTACAACTGCTATTGGATATCAAGCATTACGAAACAACACAACTGCTAGTGGGAATACTGGGATTGGATATCAGTCTCTACTAACCACAACTACGGGTACTAATAATACTGCTATTGGATATCTTGCAAATGTTGGCTCAGCAACTGTGGTTGATGCGGTCATTATCGGGGCAAATGCAATTGGAGGTTCAGAATCTATTATTATAGGTTCAGGAGCAAAAGGAGGAGCAGGGGCTGTTTCCATTGGTCGTTTAGCATTAAGTGCAGTTACAACAGGTAATTTTAATACGGCTCTCGGAACATATGCTTTACAATCTACCACATCTGGTTCAAACAATATTTCACTTGGATATCAATCACTACAATTAAATACTACTGGCAGTCTCAACGTAGCAATAGGTACAGGTGCTTTATCGGCTAATACTACTGGAGGCTCAAACGTGGCTGTAGGACATCAAGCATTGCGATTTAATACAGTGAGTTTTAATACGGCTGTTGGCTCGTTAGCCTTATCAACTAATACTACTGGGCAAAGTAACACGGCTGTTGGATATAGGGCTTTAAGTGCTAATACAACAGGGAGTTCAAACGTGGCTGTGGGTACAGATTCGTTAAACAATAATCTATCGGGTATTTCAAACGTTGCTATAGGAGCATCTGCCTTAACATCTAACTCTACAGGTGCTTCTAATGTGGCTATTGGGAAAAATTCAATGACTTTCAATACAAGCGGACAGAACAATGTAAGTATCGGTAAGGACGCTATGTTAAATAGCCAAATTTCAACCAATAACGTGGCTATAGGTTTTGAAGCCCTAAATCAACAAATAGATACAACAGAAAATGTTGCTATTGGTATCCAATCTATGTACTATAATACGCAAAATCAACAAGTTGCTGTTGGTAGTTATTCTATGTATTCTAATATAGCAGGTGGTGGAAATACTGCGTTGGGTCATGCGAGTTTATCAGGCAACGTGATAGGAAACTACAATACGGCTGTGGGTCAATACGCTTTAACTTTTTCAGATGCTGATGACAACACTGCTATTGGATACAATTGTATGTTCAATATATCATCAGGAACGCAAAACACCGCTGTTGGTAGTGAATCTATGTATCAAAGTGGTACGTCATTAAATAATACAGCATTGGGATTTCGTGCTTTATACGATAATAATATTAGTTTGATAAATAACACTATAGCAATAGGTCATCAAGCGATGAGTATTGATATAATAGGTGATGATTGTATTGTTATCGGGAATTCTGCAAGTAATGGTAATAATGGAGGTTCTATCGTAATTGGTCATGGAGCAACTGCAACTACTACAAATGAAATGGTTGTTGGAAGTTTAACATATCCTGCTGGGTCTGTAGCAACTGAAGTCAATACATCTACACAAGTATGGAACGTCACTATCAACGGGGTTGCCCAGAAGATATTATTGGCATAAATTTGAAATTAAATATAATAATATGATAACTTATAATTGGACAATTACATCACTTTATACTAAACCTGTAGGTGATGAGCAAGATTATGTTGTAGTTGCTAACTACAAAGTAACAGGTACTGATGGTGAATATGAATATTCTCTAAGTAATATGTCACGGTTTTCTACTGAAAAAACCACTCCTTTTATTCCTTATGCAGATCTTACAAATGATATTGTAGTAAGTTGGATTAAACAGGAATTAGGAGAGAACGGTATCATTTCTATTGAGAAATGTATTGAAGGTGCTATTAATGCTAAAAAGAATCCTCCAGTAGTTCCTCAAAATACACCATTGCCCTGGGTAGCTCCTGAATAATTAATATTAAAAACCAATAAATATATAAATTATGAACAACAACAAAATGACCCCACAGTTAGCTAAACAAATTATCAGCGAAGCATTAAACATTGCTATGACTAAAGGATGTTATGGTTTAGTAGAAACAACTAATATTGTATTAGCTGTACAGTTTATTAATAGTCAACCTGATGTGGAATTTGGTGAAATTGAGGAAGTTCTTACAGAACGTGCCGCACCTAATTAATAAAATATTTGATAAAATTTAATAATTATAAAAATGACAATTGAAAGATTTATACCGAAATCACCTGATCCCTTTATTAGAAATAGTCAGGATTTTGATGTGGCTAGAATGGGTCACCTTAATACCTTAGTGGATTATGTTAATACACTTACCCCAGGACCTACACCTCCTAGTGGATCATCTATTATTGTAGAAGGTACCGGATTAAAATCTACTTTAAGAGATGCTGCCAGTAACTGTGCTAGTGGTGCTTATTCTGGAGTATTATCTGGAGAATTAAATAATGCTACTGGTTGCTATTCTACTATTAGTGGAGGTACTGTAAATGCAGTATCTGGACCATATTCTAATATTTCAGGTGGATTTACTAATAATGTATCTGTAAAATATTCTAATATTGGTGGTGGTAGTAATAATACTATATCTGGAACAAGTGGCGTTGACGATATTAATAGTATTATTGGTGGTTGTAATAATAGTATAGCTGCAAGTACTTATTCTGTAATTATTAGTGGTGGTGGTAATAGAATTTGTAGTCCTTATGGTTTTATTGGTGGTGGGAGTGCTAATACTATACAAATTAACACTTTTGGAAATGCTGTTGTTGGAGGTAATAATAACCTTGTTGTTTGTACAGGAAATCAACCTAGATATTCATTTATTGGTAATGGTACAAACAATTATATGAATGAAGCATGTTCTGCTATTTTAGGAGGTAGTACTAATTATGTACATTCTGGATTTTCTACAATTGTTGGTGGATATAATAATACTGTAAATCCTGGAGCATCTCTTTCATTTGTTGGTGGTGGTCAGTATAATGTTACAAATGGATCTCAAAGTTTTATTGGTGGTGGTGGTAATAATATTTCAGGTGGTAGTAATAGTTTTATTGGTGGTGGATATTATAATAGAACATGTTCACTCCAAAATTTTATTGGAGGCGGTCAATGTAATATGACTTCTAATACCCGTTCTTCAATTATGGGTGGTGATAGCAATACAGCAGGTGGTGACCCATCATTTATTGGTGGTGGTTACTTGAACGTGGCAACTGGACCATATACATTTATTGGTGGTGGAGGTCGTAACCTTGCAAGTTGCAATAATGGTTTTGTAGGATCTGGATTCTTAAACTGTGTTACTGGTTGGGTAAGTGCAATTGGTGGTGGTTGTTGCAACGTAGCTAGTGGATGTTGGTCTGGTGTATTTGCAGGTGGTCAAAATACTGCTTGTGGACTTCATACATATATTTTAGGAGGTTTATTAAACGTGGCAAGTCATGACTATAGTTCTGTTGTAGGTTGTGCTGTTACTTCTAGATTAGCTTGTGCTTTTCACGCTAACCGTTTAGTATTAACTAATATTCCTACATCAAGTGTAGGTCTTCCAAGCGGTGCGGTTTGGAGCAATGCTGGTGTATTGACTATTGTACCATAATAAAAAAATCTATATAACATTCATAGATTACTTATATTTGCTTAAATATATTTAATCTATGAATGTTATTTTTCAAATTGATGGTGGTCTAGGTAAGTCTATAATGGCCACGGCTGTATGTGAGGTAATTAAAAAAGCACATCCAGAATCTAAATTAATTGTCATTACTGGTTTTCCTGAAGTGTTTTTAAATAACCCTATTGTAGATAGGGTTTTTATTTTAGGACAACAGACATACTTCTATGAAGATTACATTGAGAATCAAGAAGTTAAGGTACATGCCCACAACCCTTATTTAGAGGCAGCTCATATTAAAGGTGAGGAGCACTTAATTGTTACCTGGTCAAAGATGTTTAACTATACTTACCAGGAAGAATTTCCACAATTATTTTTAACTAATTCAGAGATTAGTTACTTTACTAACAAGTACATAGTTGATAAGCCTATTATGGTTATTCAAACTAATGGTGGTGCCGTAGGTCAAGAGACTAAACATTCTTGGGCCAGAGATCTACCTATTCCAATTGCACAAGAAGTAGTAGATCATTTCTCTAAAGATTATGTAATCTGTCATATCCGTAGAGAAGATCAACCGGCTTTACATAATACAGTAACTGTCAATGAAGGATTTAGATCATTGTGTGTATTGTTAATGCTGTCTACCAAACGTTTATTAATTGATTCTTTTGCAAATCATGCTACTGCGGCATTAGGTTTACCTTCAGTAGTTTGTTGGATTGCTAATGATCCAAATGTTTTTGGTTATGATTTACATACAAACGTTGTTGCTAAACCAGCTACTAGAAAACCAAGTTTAAAATATTCTTATCTCCATAAGTATAATATTATTGGTGATCCTATGGAATATCCATATGTAGTAGATGCTGATATCTTTGATGCAAAAGATATTATAAAAGCTTTAGAAAAATAGCTTGCTTAATTAAACCAACTGCAGTATATTATTATTGTATATAAGTACAAAGAGGGTTTGTTGGTTTATCCCTCTGATTTAGACCCCGGTGTAAAAAGCCGGGGTTTATTGTATAATAACTTGATTATAAACTATTTTTATTACATTTGATAAAACAATTACTACATGTACTCACAAGAATTAAAAGATAGAGTAGCTAAAAGCACGACTTGGAAGCTATCTAACGTTGAGTGTGCAAGAAGATTAGGTATTACATTAGATGAATATTTAAAGATTAAAAAGTCTCTGGGATTTAAATCTAAAAAATTAAAATATAACTCTGATAACAATACGGAAAGAATCAATTCTGAGTCTTATGATTTAGAAAAAGGCACCGGAAAAATAGAGAAACTAGTATCAGTGAATCCTAAAACTCCTGAAGAGATCATAGCTATTTTGGGTATAGATACTACAGAATGGAAATTATCTCAGTACTGGAACAAAGAGAAGAATGATAAATGGTTAGTATCAGCTTTAGTAACTAAGATTGTAAAAACTAAAGAGGACTATTTAAAAGATATCATTGATAATTTTAAACCTAAGTATCAGCCGGTAGTTATAAAGAAGCAAAAGAGACACCGGTATGTAAGCTGTGTACTATCTATGCAAGATATGCATATTGGAAAAGATGGTAATGATGATATCATAGAACAATACTTTGCTTCATTAGAACAACTTACAGAAAGTGTAAGTAATAATTATTTTATAGATGATCTAGTGTACGTGATAGGTGGTGATATATTAAACATGGATACGTTTAATGGTACAACCACATCAGGTACTCCTGTAGAGAATTCTGATAAAGCTTATAAAGTATATGCTGATGCCTTTGATGCCCTATACCAGGGCATTCGTTTTTTAAAGGAGAGATGTGAGACATTACATATTATGTACATTCCGGGTAATCATGATAGATTATCATCATATCATTTAGTACATGCTTTATCTAAAGCTATCCAGGAAGAAAATATTGTATGGCACTCTGATTATGCAGAAAGAAAAGTACTTACATTTAATAATAACTTCTTTGCATTTGAGCATGGTGATGTAAATACTAAAAACTCTTTATTAGTATATGCTACTGAGTTCTCAGAATCTTGGGGTAATACTAAGTTTAGAACTTTATATACCGGGCATTATCACAAAAAGAAGACTGTGGAGTATATTACAGAGGATGAGATAACCGGTTTTTCTATTAAAATCATACCTAGTTTATCTAAAACTGACTACTGGCATTATCATAATAAATTTATTGGTAGCAAAAGAGCTGCTATTATTGAAGTTCATGATTATGACAACGGTAAGATTGGAGAGTTTGTTTATAACTGTATTTAATCTGGATTAAATTTTGTATCTTATTAATGTAGTCAAGGCATGAGAGGTTATAAAGCACCTGATTTACACGCTTCAAGACTGAGAATAAAACCTAAAAGAATCTTGAATAAAGACTTTCTGGTTGAGTTTAAAGAGAAGCATCCTGAGTTCTCATCATTAGATGACAAAACTATAAAAAAGATAGTGATGACATTTAATGAAAATATTTGGAAAGAGGTAATTGCGTATAGGGATGGAGTTGAGTTACCTGAAAGTCTGGGATACCTGTTCATAGGTACCTGTACATTTAACAGAGAGACTAATGTAAATTATGGTCTATCAGTTAAATACGGTAAAGAAATAAAGAACAGGAATTTAGAATCAGATTCTAAGTTAGCTAAGATATTCTATACTAATTATCAAACTAAATATAAGTTTGCAAACCGTGAGTTATGGGGTTTTCAAGCTATAAGACAATTCAAGAGATCAGTAGCTAAAGAGTATCCTGTGTCTTGGCAGAAATACATTGTTGTGGATTCATATAAAAAAGTATCTGAGATGTTTTCTAAAGCCATGAGAAAAGAGGGTGGTAAAAAACAAGATCAAGAGGTGCTAAAGTTATATGATGAATTTGAATTTTGATAAAAATGATAACTATTGGCACCGTAATATCACGGGTAAAGAATCAAGTAAAAGCAGTAAGGCAAGATGCTTTTCTGACAGATAGATATGTTTATAGTGTAGTAGTAAAATACTCACAGCTTTTAATGAGAAGACAAGATTCTCAGAATAAGCTAATGAAATTTAATTCTATCTGGAGAACTCTAGACTGTTTAGAGTTAATTGAAGTAGATAAAATTGAGGCATGTTGTGCTGGTATTAAATCCGGCTGCACTATCCGTAGAACAAAAGAAAAACTTCCTACTATGTTAGAGGGTTACTGGGGTCCTTTGATTCGCACAGTGAGCTCTATTGATGCATCTGAAGAGTTATATGCAACCACACCTGGTCAATATACCTCTATGACTAAAACAACCGGCTTTAAGTATAACAAGTTTAAATACTTTTGGTACTTGAATGGATATTTATACATGCCTAATCTTGATTGGGATGCTATTAAGGTAGAGGCAATTTTTACAGAAGATGCAACTAATGATGCTAATGCATGTACTAAGAAACAGGATTTGGGTATTAATGTACCTGAATTCTTATTAGCTGAAATTGAAGCAATGGCAATTAAAGATTTAGGATCTAGATTATCTATTCCTACAGATCTTAGTGATGACAATATTAATCCAAATAGATAATGCTTACAGAATTAAAATATCGTACATTTAATCAATTACTTGAAGATGTAAGTGTTGATTTCTCTATGTATGCTTTAGAGAATATGATAGAGCCTCAGCAACTTATTAAAGTTGTTCAGAGAGTTAATTATGATTTAGGTCTTAGGATTAATAAAACTAAGGAAGCAGTACTTGATATTGTCAATAGTAAAGTAAGACTACCTGATGATTTCTATGTATTAAACTATGCAATGTTGTGTGGTGAATATAGCATTACACAGCCCGCTATTTCTGGTACGCATAGAGAGGATACTATTGTACCCTTTAATCCAAATTGTGATGATCCCTGTACTTGTCAACCTAATACTTGTTTGACTCAGTGTGGTGATTTATTACAAGTAATTCAGACTACACAGTATGAGACCCGGACATATGAGATTAGTACAGTTATCTCTTTAGATAATAACTCTAAAACTATTTCTTGTGACTGTCCTAATCTTACCTGGAAGTCACCGTATAAAGGACAACTTAAGAATGGTTACATTTATCTAAATCTAGACCACGGTAAAGTATACATCAACTATGAAGGTACTATGGAAGATGAAGAGGGTAACTTGATGGTATTAGATAACCCATATGTAAATGAGTATTATGAATATGCTCTTAAACAGAGATTGCTTGAGAACTTGTATATGAATGGGGAAGATGTAGTACAGAAACTTAATTTAATTGAACAGAGATTAAGAGCAGCCCGTAATAATGCCTTGTCATTAGTAAATACTCCAGACTTTGCTGAGATGTATAAGATGTGGCAGATGAACCGTAAGGCTCAATATGGCAAATATTACGATCAATTTAAAAGTTATAATTTTAATAGTTGGAGATAATGGACGGTAAAACCAGTTTAATACACACCGAGCTATATAACAAAGGCTTACTTAAAGACGTAAGTGATACTTATATAGGTGAAGGTTATTGGACACATGCTAGAAATGCAGTAAACAACTCTCCTTCTGGAGATGTTGGTGTATTAGGTAATGAGCCTAGTAATGTACTTTGTGCAAGAGCTCCTTATACAATCATTGGTACTGTATATATTAATAACGGTTATTGGGCTGTTTATTCCTCTAATAATTTTGCTTCTGAAGTAGGATTATTTCATGAAGAAACATGTGCATATAATACTATTCACAATGATCCTTTAAACCAATGCTTTAAGTTCTTTAAAGAATATCCAGTAATTGGTGTATCTAAGTATAACTCTGATTGTACTTGGTCTTTATACTGGGATCATGGATACAATGTATCCCGGACTATGAATATTGGTAAGGAAGAATCATGGCCTTATCCTGTAGGTAATTGGGATGGTGTTCCTTATCTTACAACAGATGTTCTTCCAGGACCTTGTAAAGATGAAGTATCAACTGGAGTAATTGATTGTGATAAATTAAGATTAGCAGCATATGCTAAGACTCCTTGTATTCAGGTAAAGAAAGGTAATGGTTTAGGTACCTTACTTAATGGATCATACCAAGCTACAATTGCTTACTCAGTTAATGGTGTTAAAGTATCTGACTACTTAGCTATTTCTAACGTACAGGCTTTATGGACACATGATAATGTAAACGGGTCATTAGATATTTTTATTAATGGTTTAGATACAGAGTATGATGAGTTTGAGTTAGTAGTTATTGGTTTTGTTAATCAACAAGCTGTAGCTAGAAGAATTGGTTACTATTCTACTCAGACTAGTACTATATCATTAGATGCTGTAGATCCTACATTACCTACAGTTCCTTTGGAGCAAATACCTTTACGTACCCCGGCTTATGAGAAATCACAGGGTATGTATAATGTAAATGAATACCTTATCCGTATTGCTCCTACCACTTATGAAGATTTTAATTACCAACCCTTAGCTAATAAGATTAGCACTAATTGGGTAGGTGTAGAATATCCCGCTGACTATTATTATAAAGGCGGAAACAAACCAACATTTTTAAGAGATGAAGTATATAGTTTCTTTATACGCTGGATTTATGACACAGGTGCAAAATCTGCAAGCTATCATATTCCAGGACGTATATCAAAACCCGGAGAACTTAGTAATAACTCTGGCCCTGATCATATTGTAAACTTTGGTCCAGAACAAAACTGGCAAGTAAACAATACTGCTACCAAAGTACCTGCAACTGGAACCACTGATGATGGTGGTACAATTGTATTTAAAGGTGAGATGGCTTATTGGCAGTCTACTGAAAAATATCCAGATAATAAACCAGATGTATGGGATACCTTATGTGGCCAAGAAATTAGACACCATAAGTTTCCTGATGATATTATTATGCCTAACTATAATCCGGTTAATAATAACATTATTTCTTTAGGTGTAGAGTTCTCTAATATTGAGTTTCCTAAAGATTCAACAGGTAATCCTATCAGAAGTATTATTGGTTATGAGATCTTAAGAGGATCAAGAGAAGCTAATAGATCTATTATTGCAAAGGGTCTTATTAACAACATGAGATCTTATGATATTGTAGATAGCAATATTACCGGATTGTACGTAAACTATCCGTACAATTTCTTAGATCATGATTCTTTCTTAGGTAGAGATAAGAAGAAATTACCTAAAATAAGACAGACTCGTGGTGGTACTATGGATGATGATAAGTATCACACTGGAAATTCTGGTGCTGTTGATGTACAATTGTTTGATGGAGTTAAAAGAGATATCTTCTCTTTTCACTCACCTGAAACTACATTCCGGAATCCTTTTCTATCAGCTACAGAATTAAAAGTATATGGTCAAGTATGGGGTGATGTAGAAGGTAGATTTAGACCAGTAGATAATCATCCTAAAGATAAGTTTATTACAGATACTTCTGCAATCATTGCTAATCTTGCGGGTGTTGCTTTAGGTGTTGCTGCCGCAAGAGCTGCTGTTCCCATTACAGATTTTCTTATTGCTGCTGGTATTACTGCGGCTATTCCTGCTATTGCTGGAACTGCTACAACAGCTCAACCATTTACGGGTGCAATTGCCGGATTAATAGGTGCAATGGCTCAGTATGCAATCTTATTCTCTTATTACTGGTTAGCATCTACTCAAAATTTAATTGAGGGTATTGAAGCAGCTGGTGGTAAAAGACAGTTTGCTTATCAATATGTATCACATGGTTTCTATAAAAACTTTGCTGCATCACCTGTAGGTAACAGAAGAAGAGAGATTATTAAGTCTCTTTACATTGATCCAGTTATTCAGGATTATGATACTACTTACCGGATTAATAATTTGTTCCGTGCTAGCACTGTAACTGTATCTTTAAATTCTCCTATTGCAGATCCTACAGTTGTAGATAATACTTTATTTACAATTGGTCAAATTGCTAGAGGAGAGAATGGAAGACCTTTACCTAGTTCATATGGTGTAGACAATGATAATAAACCAATTAAAGCAAAAGATATCTGGAAGAAACCAGAAGACTTTGTTCAGTCATCAACTACATCTGCTCACTATGCTGCATTAAAGATTAAGAATGATAATCAATATGGTCAATTGGATAATATTAGACAAGTGCCTATTGGTTGCATTAATTTATTTCCTGTAATATCTTCTAAGTCTACATCAGCTGTAATCTTTGGTGGTGACATGTATGTTAACCGCTACACTGAGAAATCTACATTCTTCTATTTCTCTCAGTGGATGCAGGATATGCCAGATAATACTGAGTGGGATTATAGATTATATAACATGCTTCCTTATCCAAGATATTGGATGGATACTACTAAATATAATGCTGCTGATTTATTAGGTGGTATATTTGGTGGTGATCAAGCATTACCTAATGATTTTCACCATTTAGATAGAAGGACTATATCTGGAGCATTCATGGTTAGATATGCATATATGTATTTGTTTAACTCTGGTATCCGGGACTTTTATGTAGAATCAGAGATTAACTTAGCATATAGAGATTACGGAGATGATCCAGGTAAGAGACATTATGACTTTACTACTTACACTGATTATGAGGAGATGTTCCGTACTCCATATATTAAAGATACAAACTATCAGAAGTATGACTATGCTTTAAGTATTAGTAAGCACTTCTCAAACTTTGCATCATGGGGTAATATGCAATCTAGAATTTATGATCCGGCTAATGTATCATGTTATACAACATATGATAAACGGGTTATCTATTCATTGCAACAACAGTTTGAATTAAGTAAAGATAACTGGAGACAGTTCTTAGCTAATAACTATAAAGACTTTGATTCTCAAGTAGTTAGCATGCGTTCTGTAGGTAAGACCGGAGCAATTATTATGTTAAATAATAACTCTCCTATCTTATTCCAGGGTGTAGAAACATTAGATCTTAACGGTGGTACTAAATTATCTATTGGTGATGGTCAGTTATTTAATGCACAACCATTACAGAATTTAGTAAACTCAGATCCTGAGTTTGAATATGGGAGCTGCCAGAATAGATTGTCTGTAATTAATACACCAGCCGGATTATTTTACATGAGTCAAAACCAGGGTAAAGTATTCTCCTATGGTCAAGGCTTACAAGATATATCTAAGTCTGGTATGAAGTGGTGGTTCTCACAGTATAGTCCATATGCTTTATTAGTAGACTTCCCTAATTTGGATCCTAATATTATAGACAATACAATTATTGGTATAGGTTGTCAAACAACATATGACAACATCAATGAGATTGTATTCTTCTGTAAGCGTGACTTCCAACTTAAGCCACAGTATAAGGGTAAAGTAACTTATCTGTACAGTAATAAGTTTGGTCATGTAGATTTCCCCGGATATCAATTTGATTTAGGAGATCCTACATATTTTGAAAATGCTTCCTGGACAGTAAGTTATGACCCTAAAGCTAGAGCATTTATTTCATTCCATGACTGGCATCCTAACTTAGTAATGTCTAGTAAGACTTACTACATGACTGTAAAGGATAATGGTATCTGGAAACATAACTTAGTATGTGATTCTTTCTGTAACTATTATGGTGTTAACTATCCATTTGAGGTAGAGTATGTACAGAACCAAGGTCAAACTGTTACAACAACTAGATCAGTAGAATATATCTTAGAGTGCTATAGATATTCTCCCAACTGTTTAGACTATCATCATTTATTAGATGAGAACTTTGACCGGGCTATCATCTATAACACAGAACAAATTTCTGGTGATCTAAGATTAAATCTATCTCCTAAGAATGATCCATATTTGATTAATAGTTATCCATTAGTAAATGCTAATAACATTGATATCTTATTCTCTAAAGAAGAACAGAAATATAGATTCAATCAATTCTGGGATATTACTAATGACCGTGGTGAATTTACTGGTACATTTACACCTATGTGGGCCACTGAATCCAACGGTTACATTAGGAATATTAATCCAACTTATGTAAATTATAATAAGGGAGCTACACAAAGAAAGAAATTTAGACATTACATTAATAAGGTTCTGTTAAAGAAAATTGTTTCTGGATCATCTAAGTTCTTATTGAAGCTCTCTAATAATAAACTACTTGCATCATTTAGGTAATGGCTAAGAAAAAACCTATAGTATCTCCTTTAGGTCAGTGGGCATATCCCGGTGAAGTTACAATCATACCCTCTTCTAACATAACAATGAAGGGGGTAAATTACCCAGTATTAGGTGTAGATGATTTAGGTAACAGTCAAATGATGATGCCTGGTAAGGATTACAATTTTCCTGGTAATTATGTAACTGAAATTCCACAGATGGGTAAAGGTGGTTTAAGACAATGGTTTGCTGAAGAGTGGACTGATGTTAAGACCGGTAAACCATGTGGTAGATCAGGTGATGAAAAAGGTTCTAGACCTTATCCTGCATGCAGACCTAAGAAGCGGGTAAATGAAACAACTCCTAAAACTACATCAGAGATGTCATCTGCAGAGAAAGCTAAATTTAAAAGAGAGAAAACATCTGGTAAGCGTATAGACTATAATCATAAGCGTAGAGAAGATGGTGGTGAGACTTGGTTAGATCAGTATCAAGACGGTGGGATTGAGACAACTACTTTCTTAAATCCTGATAAAATATCTGAAGTTCATATTAAACCTAAAAGTGCTTTAAATAGATTTTTTAATTCTTTTGTTATACCTAATACGAGAGAACGTAATTATACTATGGAAGATGCTTTACGAGACCATGAATTTAGTAAAAAGATAGATTTTAGTGAAGTACCCGCAGATAGAAATTTTTCTAATTCCGATTTTGAAGCTGCTTATAACTGGACTAAAAAATATATGTCATCTCCTAGATATAGAGATATGCTTCAAGGTAAAGATGAAGATTCTCAAATTGAAGTTGGTAGAGCATATAATTTATTAACTATTCCTACTGAGTTAAATAGATTAACAAATGGGGAAATAAATAGAGGAATTGGAGGATATTCTTCAAATATAACTGGTAGTATAACAGTTAATCCATCATCGTCTCCAAATTTTTTTAAAAACGAGGTTTTTCCTCATGAAATATCTCATTCAGTTGATAGACCAATACTTAATGTTTCTTGGGATAGACTTATTCCAGAACAAGATACAGCTGAGATCAGTAAGAGAATAAGAAAAAATCCAAATGTAGAGAGCATTGGTTTTTGGCAAGATCATGGTAATACTCCTGAAGAAGGAGCTATTAATTACTATTCTGATCCTACTGAAGTTAGAGCTAGACTAAATTCAACTAGAAAACTTTTAAATCAAAATTTTGGAGTTGATGTATTTAATGATAAAATTAAATATAAAGATCTAAATAAGTTTGAAATTTTTAATAATGATAATGCAATTATACATCAAGATTATGAAGATTTAAAATCTCTTTATAATGAGGATGATCTTCTATGGTTATTAAATAATGTTTCTAAAATAGAACAACCTAAACTTAATGTTGCAAAGTATGGAGGGTGGTTAGAACAATATCAAAGTGGTGGATCTTTTACTAATCTATTAAAGTTGGCATTAACTCCTGAAGTAAGAGGTCATGTTGCAAAAGCATTAGTTGATAAGGGCACAACTAAAGTTGCAGAAAAAGTTGGTGATGTTTCTAAACAACAAATATTTGATAGATATCGTCCTATTGATTATCCTGATGTTATTGGTGCTGTAGTTAATAGTGGTAAAGATGTACCATTAAGAGATTGGCAAGGAGATTATCATGTTAGTGAAGAAGCTTGGAGATTAGCTTTAGGATTACCAACTAAACCAAAATATATTAGTCCATCTAAATATAAACCAAGTAAAGCTAATGATCCTAATGCCCAGTACTATGCTTTAAATAATGTATATGATCCTCAAAAACTTATTGATGCATATATACAAAAATCTCAAGGTAAACCTGGACAAACTATTCAAATGGATGCATTAAGTCCATATATCATTAATCAAGATATGATGACTACTGATAATGAAATACCATTTACTCAGACAGATCCTTTACAGAAATTTATATTATCACAAGGTGAGGATGAAAGAGGAAGATATGTATCTATTTATGATAAGTATGATTTTAACTTACCATATATGGATGCAGTTGTATATGGTAGTAATAGAAAACCATATGAGTTTTATGATAGATTCTATTATAAAAAAGATGCAACAGGTAAACCAATATATGTTAAACAAAAGAAACAAGGTGGTCAAATAGACTGGTTAAAAAAATACAAATAACAAAATGAAAGATAAATTTTTAAAGATAGCTGGTGTTAAATCTGAGAAGGAATTCTATTCTATGTTTCCTACAGAAGAAGCATTCTTTCAAGCCTATCCTGAAGCTAGACAGATGAAGAAAGGTGGTAATGTACCCACTAATCCTGAATTATATTCTCGTGTTAAAGCTGAAGCTAAATCTAAATTTGATAGATGGCCTAGTGCATATGGTTCTGCCTGGTTAGTTAAAACTTATAAGAGTCGTGGTGGTGGATATAGAAAAGCTCAAACTGGTGGTGGATTACAAGACCAAGAGATTTTCCAATATCCTAACTATAATGGTAATATGGTTTCTTATTATCAAAAGATGAATGAGGATAGAGCTAATAATCCTATGAATGCTATTGGTGATTTTGTACTTAATGGTGCAATGGCTGCTAGTACTGCTATGAATAATGCTGAGGGAGATAGCGGAGATAAAATGCAGATGGCAAAATTAGCTATGAATGTTATGGGTATGCCAGCTATGCAAATGGGTGGTGCCGGTATTATGATGCGTGATACTCAGTATGATGAAGGTGGTGAAATGGCAGCTGGTCAGATTATGGCAATGCATGATAAACTATCTAGATTACAAAACTTCATCAACGGTAATACAGAGATTGATCCCTGGGTAGCTAGTAAGATTACATTAGCAGATGATTATTTAAATACTGTTGCTGATTATATGCAATATAATGAAGGTGAGGAAGAGGAAGAAGAGGAAGATATTGATATGAGCATGGGTGAAATGGAAGAGATGAAGATGGGTGGTATTCCTCAGCGTTATAAGAGTAGAGGTTTTACTAAAGTAGGAGTTAAGAGAAAATCTGATAGAGCTGGTAAGAAGTGGATGGTACTAGCTAAGAAAGGTGATAAGTATAAAATTGTACATGGTGGCTATACCGGTATGAAAGATTTTAGCCAACATCATTCTGAGAAGCGTAAGGATAATTTCTGGAATAGAATGGGTGGTAAGAATTCAGCTAAAGCTAAAGATCCATTCTCTCCTTTATACTGGCACAAGCGTTTTGGTACTTGGGCTAATGGTGGTGAACCAACTAATGCTGGATTCCAAGCATTGCCAGATTATGTACAAGCTAAGATCTTATCTAATATGGCATACGGTGGTATGACTTATCCTTTTATGCAAGATGGTGGTCAGCCAGTAGAAGATCCTAGATTTGAACAGTATTATAATCAACAAGTGCAGCAGTTAAACCAAGCTGGAGTACAGAAACGTGATATGCCATCACGTGATCAGTTATATGAATACTTTATAAATACTAATCCTCCTACTTATACAGATCAAACCGGGCGTATGATATTTAATACAGCTAATCCAAAAATGCCAACTGGGAAGACTTTTACAGAAAGTGTAGATCCAAGAACTGGTAAACCTTTGGGTAATCCTGTATTTAAAGAACCATATAAGAAATCATTCCAGGATGGTGGAGCTCCATTAACTGAAGAACAAAAAGCCGCTGCAGAAGCTGCCGCTAAAGCCGCTAAGAAAAAGAAGCGTAATGATGCAATAGCTACTGCAGTTGCTGGATTAGGCACTGTAGGATTTATGATTGGTAATGAAATCAGAAACAAACAAGAAAGAGAGGGATTAGATATTTATAGAAACTCTAATGATCCTAGACTTGGTACTGGTAATGATCCTGATGCTAAAGAATTACGTCAGATTTATAGAAATAGTAGAAAGATGTATGGTGGTGACACTGATATGTATGGTGGTGAAATGGATATGGATGCCATGTACCAGATGATGAAAGGTGGTAATACGTATCAACAAGGTGGTCAACAGGATGAAATTATGCAAGCTATTCAAATGTATGCACAAATGACTCAAACTGATCCTCAACAACTTATGGCACAATTACAATCTTTACCTCCTATACAACAGCAAGAAGCTATTCAAAAGATTATGCAGGCTATTCAAGAAGCACAAACTGATCAAATGAAGAATGGTGGTATTCATATCAATCCTGCTAATAAAGGTAAGTTTACAGAGTCAGCTAATAGAGCCGGCATGGGTGTGCAAGAGTTTGCTAGACACGTACTTGCAAATAAAGAGGACTATAGTGCAACACAAGTAAAAAGAGCTAACTTTGCTAGAAACGCTGCTAAATGGAAAAAACAATTTGGTGGTATGACTGAAGGTGCTGAATTAGAATTACATCCCGATGAAATTCAAGCATTAATTGATCAGGGGTATGGTATTGAGTATTTAGATTAATGCAATGAAGAAGAAAGTAAAAATTAAGAGCTTACCAAAAGCTCAAGTTGGTACAGAAGCATCTATGGTTTTAACACCAGATCAAAGACTTAAGTACTATGGTCAGCAAAATCCTTATGGTAATGTACCACAGTTTACTGGTAATTTTAATGTGGGAATGCCTACATTTAATTTAAATACTAGTCCTTCATTTTATGCAGATGTATATCAAGGAGATCCTAATACTACAGGATCTTTTAATGTAGGAAATAAAATAAATGAAAACACCTCTAATATAAGAGGTACATCATTTGCTAATTTTTTGCCAGCTGATGTTTATCAAGGACAAAATAATTTAACTCCAGCATTATCAACAGGTGTACCATTAGAAATGCCAAGTGATTGGAAACCAACAGCTTATCAATCTTGGGATTATCAAATACCAGGTAAATCATTAAAGGCTACTAACACTAATAATTCTAATAATGCTAATCCTTATATAGGACCAATGTTATTAGCCGGTACAGATATATTTAAATCTGTTTCTAGAAAACTTCAAGATAGAAATGTTAAACAAGATTTCAGAAATCAGCTTTTATCTGATAACTTATATAATGTAAGACCTGAAGATTATTCTGGTAATAGAGGAGACTATTTAGTAAATACTCCTGGTTTTGGTTTAGACTTTAGACCTGATGAAGCTATAATTGAAGGTTACAATAAAATTGCCCAGATGGGTGGAGAAATGAAAAGAAAAGTAAAAATTACAAGTTTACCACAAGCTGGATATGGTGGTACTCAAGATGCTAAAGCTGTTAATCAGTTATATGGTAACTCGGCTTATATGATGAACATGTTTAATGGTGCAACTAAAGGTGAACCACAAGAACAATATGGTCAGACATTAGGACCGGATCCTAGATCTATTTCTGTATTGGAAGCAGAGAAGGGAGAAACTTTAGTACGTAAGGGTACTGATAGTACAATTCCTGAGTTCTTTACTATTGGTGGTAAACGTCACTCTCAAGGTGGTACTCCATTATCTGGAGAAAAAGCTACACCAGATAGTTTTATTTACTCAGATACAAAAGCTATGAAGATTAAAGATCCGGCTATCTTAGAATCTTTTGGCTTTGCTGCTAAGAAAGGTGGCTACACTCCTGCTCAAATTTCTAAGAAGTTTGATCTTAACAATAAAGAATTACGTGAGGGTTTATATTCTGAAAATGATCTTTTACGTAAAGCTACATCTGTTATGATGGCTGATAACTATATCTCTAACTTAGGTAAGTTAGCTCTTGTACAAGAATCTCAAAAAGGATTCCCACAAGGTATTCCACAGATTGCTGTTCCTTATATGGATAAAGTAGGATTAGATCCTGCACAGTTCTTACCACCATCTCCTGAAGAAGGTATGATGATGGCTAGATATGGTGGTATTCCTAAAGCTCAAACTGGTGCTAATGTTCGTGTTAATAGAACAAAACCATATACAGCAGAAGATATTGAATTTAAAGATGGTAGATGGCAAGTTAAACCTACAGCCAATATGCAAGCTGCACCATATAGTGTATCTGCGGTTAACATGTCTCCTCAAAGATTTCAGGATTATACATTTAATAATCCAGAAGCTGCAATTGATTTAGTTATTAAATCTAGTGGTATTCCTTCTTATATTCAAAGAGTAGATAAAGGAAGACAAGAATTTTTAAATTCTATTAATCAACCATTTGCTAAACAACAAGTGGATACAGTTCCTGCAGCACCAGTTAAACAAGCTGCTCCAGTAACACAAAAAGCTAAACCTATTACTCAAACTCCAAAACCTGTTAATGTAGCTAAACCACAAACACAAACTACACCATTAACAATTGATGATTTGCTTAATGAAAAAATTAATAGCATGCTTGATCAAAAAGAATATGGTGGAGAATTAGAACAATACCAAACAGCAGGTCAAGTAACTGGAGAGAAAGAATATGTAGAAGTAGTTACATTACCAGATGGTAGTAAAGGTAAAAGAATTACTAAAGGTAATACTGTAAGTATTGTAGATGCATCAGGTAAAGAATTAGGTTCTAAAACTATTGAACCTAACTATAGAACTATTAATCCTGCTAGACTTTCTGAGTTAGAAAAAGCTGGTATTAAACTTACTGTACCTAAAAGATATGAAGGTAAAGAATGGAGTATGACTCCAGGTCGTCAAGGTGGAAGAGAAGGTAGTGGAACATTTGGTACTGAAGACTGGTATGCTGGTGAAAACAAAGATGACTTTACTAGAAGACAAGCAAGATTTTTAAAATTCTATCCTAATTTTAATCCTAAAAATCAAGCTGACAATGAAATTTTCCAAAACTGGTATAACAATGATATTTATGATCAATCTATTAAAGCTGGTTTAAGTGAAGAAGAAGCTAAGAAGAATGTATTAGAATTTGGTTTTGATCCTAATTCAAAAGATCCCAATAGATTAGATAAAATGTTTGGTCATTATACATGGTCTCGTCCAACTATTACTATTGATAAAATTCCACCACCACCAGAAACTCCAAGAGAAGAGATTCCTCCAGGAGAATTAATTCCTCCACCACCAGCTAAAAGAAGACCAATTGGTTTCTATCCTCAAGATGTATTAAATACTGCAGCTGCTGTTGGTGACTTAGCTAGTATTAATAGATACTTTCCTAGAATGGCACAGTTTACCGCAGAGCCTATGAAGCCTACATTCTATGATCCTAATAGAGAGTTGGCCGCTAATGCTGAGATGGCTAATATTGCTGCTAGTAATTTAGCACAGTTTACCGGACCGCAATCATTTAATGCTAGATTCTCTGATGTACAAGGTAAAGGTTTAGCTAATGCAGCTAATATCTTGGGTAGATATAATAACTTAAACGTTGGTGTAGCTAATCAGTTTGAACAAGCCAATAAGCAATTGATTAATGAAGCTAACTTTAGAAATCAATTAGCCGCTAATGACTTCTATGATAAGACAGTTACTACTAATCAGCAATATGATAATGCTAGAAGAGCTGGTAGAAGACAAGTTGTAGATTATGCAAATGCTGCATTAGATAATAGATTTATGACTGATCAAATGAATAGTCTATATCCTAATTTCTTTGTTGATCCTGCTTATCTTAAAACTTATTATACACCTGGTAGACAGATTACCCCAGCACAAAGAGGTAATGATATGATGGCTTATTTAGAATCAACTGGTATACCATTTGATTTTACAGATCCTTCAGTACAAGCTGCTTTGCTTAAAGGTATTATGGGTGATGTAAATGTAGATGAGCGTGGTAATATTGCAGCTGCTCAAGCTGGTATGTCTAAAAGAAGGAATAAGACTGCTTAAATCTTAAAGGTTTAATAGTTTAACTTTATATTTGTTATATTTATAATATAGATAATGGCTAGTTACATTCAAGGTCTTACCGATTATATACCAAAGGCTGAACCTTACAAACCCAATTTTGATTTTCTTAATACGGTTTTAGCAACAAGACAGGCTAGGTATGATAGCGCACTTAATCAATTAAGTGGCGCATACGGTAGTATTGTATATGCTGATCTTACAAGAGATGATAATAGAATTGCTAGAGATAACTTTCTGAAGAACTCTGAAAAAGCTATTCAGCAAATTACATCTTTAGATCTCTCTGATCCCGCTAATGTACAATTAGCTCAGCAAGTATTTCAACCTTTTGTAGATGATAAAAAGATGCAGTATGACATCATGTTTACTAAAGGTGTTAGGCAAGGTCAACGTGAAGCAGAAGCTTATAGAACTGCTAATGATCCTGAAACACAAGCTAAATGGTCTCCAGTAGGAGTACAAGGTCTACAGTATAGACAGATGGAATTTAAAATGTCATCTGCAGATAAGGCATACAAAATGCCTTTACCTAAATATGTGCCAGCTGTGAACATTGCAAAGATGGCTCATGAGTTAATCGGTGATGATTTTAAAAACATATCAGTTGAAGAGTTAAAAGGTGGTTATAATATTACTACTACCGGTGGTCCAAAATCTATAAATGTAATTAGACAATATTTAAGTATGGCATTAGGAAATGATCCTAATGTTAGAGCTTATGCTCAAGAAGATGCTTATGTTAGATCTATGAATGATATTACCACTTTAGCAAATCAAAAGTATAATGGTGATATCAATGCTGCTAAACAAGAATATTATATTAATAATGCTGATGTAGCTTTAGAAAATGATATGTCTAGATTAGAGGATATTAGAGAAAGTGTATCTACAACCTCTAGTAAACTAAGTGTATATGAGTCTAGAATAAACAGGGGAGATAAACTTTCACCAAAAGAACAAGCACAATATCAAACATTAGCAAAAGAAAAAGCTACTGGTGATCAAATACTTACTAATTTAGAAGATAGAATTAAACAGATTAATAGTGCCATTGAAACACAAGATATAGATTTATTAGGCAGAGCTTTTCAGGCTTCTAAAGCTACAAGTTTTATTTCTGATGAATTAGCTAGAGCTTCTGAAACAGAAGCATATAAAAATTACTCTGTTAAAAGAGAGGCTGATCCTTATAGACTTGAGGCATTCAAAAATAGTTTAGAATTTTCTACTTGGACAAAAAAAGAAAAAATCAGACAAGATTTTGAAAGAGAGAAAATGCTTTTTCAAGCTGGTGGACAAGATCAGTTTATGGCAGGTTCTACAAGTTATCAAGCTGGTGTTTCTGGTGATCCTCTTGCTGCAGATAGACAAGAATTTAATACTAGTTGGAAGCAATATGCTGGAAGTGTTTCTGCATTAGCTCAAAGTATCTATAATACTAATGATCCTGAATTACAAAGTGCAATTGAATCTGCTGTATCAGGTGCTGGATTTACCATGACTGCTCTTAAACAAGGTAAGATTGGTTTAACTGGACTTAATAAAATTCAGGAAAGAATAGAGAATATGCTATCTGCTGATCCTAATTTAAGTAAAAAGATGGCGCCTTTATTAATTGCTGCAAATGATAGGAAACAATTAGCTTATTCTAATTCTGCAGTAGTAGCAAGTAATAATAAAGTAGTAGTTAGTAATATGATTGCTAGCAATGAATATAATCCAAATATTTTAGGAGCTATGTTTACTAAAGATGGATCATTAAGAGATGTTAATTCTGCATATAAAGCATTAGCTAATTCTGGTTATTCTATGTCATTTGAAACTTTTGCTGAAAACTATGCAGATGTTTCTGAAGAGTATAAAGCTAATTATGTAAATCTAGCTCAAAATAAAGCTGGGTATAAACCTGTAGGTGCAGGAGGAGATGGTCAGTATATCTCTAACTATGTAACTGGTGTTGCTGATCCTAAGAAGTTTATGTCACCAACTACAATTGGATTTATTGGTGTAATGAATGATGTAAATAATCCAGTAGTTAAAGTAGGTGTTGGTAATGCTGCTGATGTTACAGCGCAAAGCCAAGGTGTATTTGCAGATATGGAATCAATACCTGAATTAAAAGCTTACTTTAATAATTTACGTTCTAAGATGGCTGTTGATAAAACAGCTATTGCATATGATTATGCTGGAAGAGCTTTAGGTAATAATAATTATCATTCATTAACTGTAAGACCTTCTTCTAATGACAAAGAGTTAAAAGCTTTAAAAGAATCCGGTCTTATTAGTGAAGCTCAATATAATAATATTATTGCTAGAGGTATTACAGCAGTTATTCCAAGAGAGATTGTTACAAATCCTATTGCTACTAGATTAGAGACATCTGATAGACAATTGATTTTAAATAATACTGGTTCTTATAGATATAAAAATCCTAATAGTAATATTGATATTACATTTACTCAGAATAATGATGGTAGCATTTCTGCATCAGGAACAGCATATAATTCATCTACTGGAAGAATTGATCCATTTATTCAGGATAACATGAATTCTATATACTTTAACAATCTCCTTAGCAGGTTTGATCAGATTACTGAATAAAAATTATAATGGCGGATTTTGAAAACATTTTACCACCTCCAGGTATAGAGCCCGGTATACCTAATTCATTACAAGGACCAGATATGGTATTTGTAGATGGTATGAATTCTTTACCGTCTGGTGCACAGTTGGTTCCTTACAATGAAGATGTTAGTATACCAGCAGTTCCTACCGGAGGATTTGAAGTAAATTATAGTAAAAATAATCCTTTTGATATTACTAAGGATGTTTTATCATCTCCTATTACTGAATCTGATCTTGTTTTTGAAAAGTCTAAGATTAAAACTTTTCAATCCGGATATCAGAAAACTAACTTTAATAGATATTACAATGACAATGATAACTTCTATAAGTTAGGTTTTGATCCTTTATCTAATAATGATGAGATCTATAATCAAAATAGATCTTGGTATGAAGATCTTGGCAGAGGATTACTAGGTGTTCCAGCTTTAGGATTATCTGTAGTAAAGTCTAGTTATAGAGGAATGGGTGAGATGCTTACCGGTGATTTCTCAATGACTGATGAAAAAGCAGCTGATGAGTTTGCTCAGATTATGGCAGAGTATGGTAGTACTAAAGGTGGTGCTACACAGTTTGCCTCTAACTTATTATTACAATCTGGATTTGTAGCAGGTATTGTTGGTGACTATTTATTAACTGAAGCTGTAATTGCGGGTAGTGTTGCCCTAACAGAAGGTGCTACTTTACCAGCAGCTTTGGGAGCTAGTTCTGCTAAAACAGTTAAAGCAGCTAAAGACTTAGCTAATATGCGTAAGTTATTTACTGCTAATGGTGCAAGAGAAGCATACAGTGCTATTAAAGGTTTAGATGCTACACGTCTTGGTCAAGGTGTTAAGAGTGTTGCAGAAGCGCTTGTACCAAGAACATTATCAAATGTTAGAAATACAATAAATGCTGGAGACAATGTGATTGGTTATGCTAATGCTGTAAGAGGTGTTGGTGATTTTATATTAGATCTTAAGCAAGTTGGATATACAGTTGCTGAAGCTTCTATGGAAGGTGGTGCTGTTAAGAATGAGTTTATTGATGATAAGATAAATCAATTTGTTGCAGAGAATGGATATTATCCAGAGCAAGAAGAGATGAATAGAATTTATAGTTTAGCTAGTGATGCTGGTTTTACTACAAGTGCTATTAATACTCCTCTTATATATTTAACTAATGCTATTACTTTTAATAACTTATTTAAAGGCAAATCAGCAATGTTAAATGCTCCAACAAATGATGTTATTGCAAGATCAGCACTAACTGGAGAACAAATCATTGCAAGTACAGAAGGTGCTACAGTATTAACTGCAAAAGAAGCAGCTAAGAAAATATTAAAACCAAAAGAGTATTTAAGTTTTGGAGCTCAATACTTTAAGAGAAATCTATCTGAAGGTCTTCAAGAAATTTCTCAAGAAGTTGTAGCAGGTGCCTCTAAAAATTATTATGATAGATTATATGATACTCCAGAAGCTGGAGGTATTATGATCTACTTAGCTGATGCTTATGAGAATACTAAGAAACAAGCATCTATGCAAGGTCTTGAAGTGTTTGCATCAGGATTCTTAATGGGTGGTCTTACTGGTATTGCTGGTAATTTAGCTAACGTATCAAGAAGAGCAGGTTCTAATATCTATTATAACTATATAAAGAATGATCCTGAAAAGTACAATCAGTTATATAAAGCAGAACAAGAAAGATTTAAAAATATAGTTAGCGAATTAGATGATGCTATTAAGAATGGTCAGAAGGTTTTAACCTTAGATATTGAAGATCTACTAACACAAGTTAGATTAGGTACAGATATGGTAGAAGCCCGGAAGAACTTTGATGAAAAAGCCTTCCATGATCTAAAAGATATGGCCCGATTTAACAGTATCTATACAGCATTAGAATCTGGTAAGTTTGATCTATTAATAGAAAAGTTACAGAATTTAAAGGATATGAAGGGTGATGAATTAAAGCAAGCCTTTGATTTAACTGAAGATGTAACTGATGAACAAGCTTTAAAAATATTAGATGTTAGTATTGAAAGAGCTAAGCAAATTAAAGAACAGTATAAAGAATTTTCAGATTATAAAAATCCTTTTAATCCTAATAAATTTAGAAGAACTAATCTATCAGATCCTGAAACTAAAGATGCATATGTTAAAGAAGTAATAAACTATAAAGCATTTGAAGAGGCAAGAAAAGTTGCTGTATTTAGTTTACATGGTAGAGAACAGGCCCAAAAAAGAATGGGTGATCTTACCGATAGACTTACTGCTATTGGTACAATTGGTAAGTTAACATATTCAGATATCACACCTTTATTAAACTCTAATAATCTTGAACAAGAGTTAGACTTATTAGATAGTGAAATCAAATCATTAACTGGTTCAACAGACAAAGAAACTTTAAAGATTCTTAACTATAAAAAAGCTAAGAAGAAAGCTTTAGAATTATATAAAACAAATCTTGAAAAAGTTGGAGATGTATCTGATCCTCAAGAGTTAAAGAATAAAAGATTTTTAAAAGATGCTTTTGTTAAGTACTTCAATACTCTAGCTCAGGAAGCCGGAACAACTATCTCTAAAGGTCAATCTGAAGAAGCTTATAATATTGTAACGGATTACTATTCGTTAGCAGATGATGTAAATATATTTACAGAAAATCTAAACTCATTATATGATCCTCAAACTTTCTATAATTATGTAAATAGACTTATAGAACAGCAAAAGTATAGGCAAGAAAAACAAGTAGCCTATATGCAAAAAGCTAGAAAGGCTTTCATTAACTCTGTAAAACTTAGAGACTTTATTCAGTTTTTAGCTGATAGAGGTTTTGGTATAAAATTATCTTCTTTACCTAAAGATGTAAGTAAAGACTATGACGAATTTGTAAAGACTGTAATTAATGATCTAGATGTAGTATTTATAGATTTTAATTCAGATAGAGAGTTTGATAAAACTGATCCAAGGTCTTTACTCATCTTTAATATCATTAACGAGTTTGATGGTATTGTAACTGAAGAAAAAACAGAGGAAGCTCCAGTTGAAGAAGTCGTTACAGAAGAAGAGGTAGTAGAAGAGCAACCTGCAGTATCCGATGAGATTCAACAAGAAGAGGGTGTACCTTTAATTCAATCAGTTAAACAGTTTAATGGATTACCACTTAAGCTACAAGGTTTAATCAGATCCGCATTAGCTCAACAAAATTCTGCTAGAGAAGCTGATGGAGAAGATGAATTACCATTAGATAGATTTTTACGTACAGCATCTGTTAGAAGAATTATTAGTAAGTTCTTTAAAGATCCTGAGAATGCTGCAGACGTTAAAGCATTTAATGAAAAGAAAGCTCCAGCAAAACCAGCAGAAGCACCTAAAGCTGAACCTGCTAAACCTACTTCTACTCAACCTACAGATGCTAGAGCTAATATAGAAAAAAGAACTACAAAAATAATATCTTCTGAAATTGTAGAAAAAGGAAATAGAAAAGGTCAAACAAGAACCGTAAGTCAGACTAATTCTATTACAGATTTAGATGGTACATTAGTAAGTGTCACAGAGTATGAAGCAAATGTTGGAGATACTACTGAGACACTGGGAGGTAAATCAATGACTCTTAAAGAATTTAAAGAAGAGTTTCCATTAGACGAGGATTATGCAGAAATATTTGAAGGATTAGATGATGACTCAAGGATTACAGTAATAAAAGTAAAAAGAGCACCTACCAGTTCAAGATTTAGTAGTGTAGTAAGTGTTTATACTACCCAGTTTGGTAAAATGGATGTAGGCATTAAAAGTGATGATGTAAAATATAACGCAGAACTAGTTGCTTTAGAACAGCCAGTTACAGAAACTGAAGTAGTTACTGATCCATTACAACCAATCCTAGATACAATTAGTAAAGCTAAGTCACTTAGTGAATTAGATACTATGTTAGAAGAATTAGATTTAGATTTACTAGCTGAAGATCCAACTAATATTGATACTATTAATCAAGCAATTGAGTCTCGTAAACAAGAGTTAAGTAAGTCTGTAAAATATGAGAATGTTAAAAAGGGAGATGTATTAGTATTTGGAGATAATAAGTTTGGTTTGGTTGAGAAAGTTACAAGTACTAAATTAGTTGTAGTACCTTTGTATGGTGAGCGTATGACTCCGGCAAAAGATGCTAATAAACGCATTACAGTTTTAAAGAAAGATTTCTCAAAAATGGTAAAATCATTATACGATACAGAAGCCAATGTAGTAGTTGGTACTAAAGATGTTCCTTCTCCTTCAGCAGAAGAGAAGAAGATTATTGAGACCAACTCACAAAATATAGATGACTTCTTAGATAACGAAGAAGCTACTAAAAAGCTTGAAGATCAGACTAATAATAAGTCTGAGAAAGATGTAAATAATGATTTCTTTAATAATATAGGTTGTTAATAATATGAATTGTTCACTATCCGCATTACAACAGCAGCAGTTTTACGCTAAAGTTTTTAAAGACTTATCTGTTATTACAGATAACAAAACACCCTATAATTTAAAAGATTATATTAATCAATTTTATGAGCAAGTAGTTGCTGCTAGTAATGATACTAGTTTAGGATTAACTTACATACAATTGGTTCCAAGAATTATTGCCACTATAGTTAATAAGAATCCTAATATTCGTAAGCATTTTAGAGATAATCAAATTAGTACTGATGATATTTTAGATCTTAGAGATAGCTTTGAAGATATTACAGTTGTAGAAAAATATCTTGCAGTAAAAGAATTAAGTCCAGAAAGACTAGAGCAAGTAAGAAAGAAAGCCGGGATTATTAGTTCTCAATTAGAGAGAGCTACACAATTAAGTAGTGATATAGAATTCCAGGCAAAACATACTACTGGTTTAGTTACTACTGGTCAAGAAGAAGAGGTAAATGAAGAAGGTGAGTTAACAGGTGAGGCAGATCCAGATCCTGAAAAGATTGCTACCTATGCATTTATGCGCTCTATTCTAGATAGACTAAGTAAACTAAATCTTGATAGTGCTGAACAAATAGAGATAACTGCATCTAATGGTACTAAAATCAAAGGTATCTATATGATTCCTACTGATACAATTACATCTAGAGGTAGTAGAATTACGCAGTTATCTTTTGCTACTTTTACTAAAGATGGATACAAGAAAATCTTTGTAAATAGTAGAGGTTATATTACAAATATTGAAGGTCAAGATGAAGCAGAAGGTGCTATTATTCCCGTAACTGATTTCATCACTCCTAATACTAATAAGGGTAAAAGAGAGTTCATATTTGTAGAGAATGGTGAGACTAGTCTTGCACCTATAGATGAACTAGTAGAAAGAACTATTGCTAAAGCTGCTAGAGCCGGAGTGGAAATTCCAGATGTAGAAGTTTTAAGAAAACAATTAGAGGATCAAAGAGCTAAAGAAGTAGAGTTAGTAGATAAATTTATTAAAACCTTTATAGGTAATAAGAGTTTAGCTTTACCATTAAAGATAGTTGGTGGTAGATCTGGCTTTAACTTATTATCTGATACACCGGTTAAATTAACTGAGGTAAGTAACATTACTTCAGATACTATTAGTAATATAGAGTTTGACAACTCTGGTAAAACATTTTTAAAATTAGATAAGTTTGGAGATCTTGTACAAGTATTTCCTACTAAGACATCTAATGAATTAGCTAAGAATCTTGCAAAACTTATTGCGGATCCTAAAGTATCAAATGCTGTAAAATTTGGTATACTGGAGAATATCTATAACGTTAATGACGGTACTTTTAATATTAGTTACGATGACACTAATAAGAAACCAATTTTAAGTATCTATTCAGATAAGGATGTAATATATGATTCTGAAAATCCGGATTTAGCAGATGAAGATTTTATAGCAGAACAGTTAGCTACCGCTTATATAAATATATCAAAAGATAATATTGATGGTAAGATAGATTTACCTAATTATAAGTCAGGCAAATTTACAAAGACTAAGATTGATTATAATGATTTTGTAAGACAGAATACTGTAGTGTTTACCGTGTTGCGTAATGATGGTACCATTAAAACCTTTAACCCCAGTTTGCAGTATGAATTTACTATTGATGCATTAGAAGAAATGTATCCAACTGAGAAAAAGGAAGAAGAGGTACCAGTTGAAGAAGAGGGTAAAAAAACTAAAACTAAAGTAAAAGCCAAACCTAAAACTATTATTAAGAATCAGAATGTAAATACTACACCTTCTGGTTTTAAAGGTACATTTGATATGGACCTTGTTAATGAGATTAACAATAGTTTGAAGAGAGCCGGATTTAAACCTGTAAATACTACACCTGAAGAGATTAAAAAGATTAAAGACTGGTATGGATCTTTAGAGGTTATGGTAGATGGTGAGAAAGTAAAGCTTTCTACAATGATCCCGGTTAATGAAGCAATTGCTTTAACTAACTCAGATGCATTAGGACTATTTAGTTCTAGCGGTATTACATTATTTACAAAAGCTGGTAATAAAGATTACACTACTTTATATCATGAAGCATGGCATGCATTCTCACAGTTACTATTAACAAAGGATCAAAAGCAAAGTTTATATGATTCAGTAAGAAAAGGGGTTAAGTATTTAGCTAATGCAACTGATAAGCAAGTAGAAGAATACTTGGCTGAGGACTTCAGAGGTTATGTATTATCTGATGGTAAGAAAATTCTTGTTAAGCCTAATGAAAGTATCTTCCAGAAATTATGGCGTATTGTAAAAGCTTTCTTCACCGGTCAAACTGATATTGTAGATCCTACTGTTGTACCATTAGTAAAAGAGTTATATGATAACTTAAGATTGGGTAATCTATTTGAGTATGCTTACTCTGTAGAGAACATGCAGTTTGGTAACTTATACAGAGGTATAGATCCATTAAATGAAGAAGAACCCAGTATCAGTTTATCTGATAGCAGATTAATTAATGAATCAGTTGATGGTGCTTTCTCAGAAATTATTAATGCTACTGGATTAAATATTTCAGCAATCTATAGTGATAAAAGAGCATTAGACTTCTTATATAAAAATACTAAGCAGTATTTTCAAGATGTTTTAAATGATACAATTGCTAGGGTTGAGAATGATCCTGATGGTGTAAATACTATAGATAGAAACAATATCCGGATACTAGAGTATGCTATTAATAACTTTGGTGATTTAGATAATGTTATTTCCGGTAAAGAAAAGTCAGGTGTTATTGCTTATCATAGACAAAAATCTAAATACTTAGCTTTTGAAGCAAAAGTTCTTGAAGCAGAAGAAGACAAATCAGATCCAGGAGTAGATAGTTTTGACCGTTCAGGTAATGATAAATCATTAAAAGAGTTAGCTTCTAAACAAGCTCTTTATATGGTTAAGAGTTTATATCAAGTAAAAGCAAATGGGGAACCTATTAAGAATAGATTAGGTTTTAATAAACTTGTTGAATTTGGTAAAGCTTGGAGTACAATATCTAAAACTTTAATTAACTCAAATACATTTGATGAGATCTATACTAAGTTAGTTGGATTGCAAGAAAGTTTTCCAGAAGCAGCTCAGTTAATTGCTAAATTAGGAGATCCTGAACAATCTCAAACTAATAACGCTAATTTTAAACGTTGGTTAGGATTTGCTCAAACATTTAATAAAACTGTAACACCTATTATAGAACACAGACTTTCTACATCTATTGAAGAAGAGGAAGATAAATCTGCATCAACTAAGGTTTCTACATATATTCAAAGAGCTACTAGTGATACAACAAAAATTGTTAATAGTTTTAATTCTAAATTTTTAACTAACCGATCTAAGTATGTAATTAGAAAGAAGGGATCAACACCTATCTTGAATATAGATAAGGTATTTGAAGACTTTTCATCAATTAATAAACTTAATGTATTTGACTTTTTAAAAGCTGTAGGTTTTTATTTAGATGATAACCCAACTTTAAGAGAAGCATTAGAGAATGCTTTATTAGATAGAAAGAGTAAGGAAACTTATATTGCTTTTGATTATTTAATAGAAGCATTAAAAAAAGCTAAAGAAAATAAAACTATAATTACTAATCCTATTAAGTTCTTTAGAGATCCTAAGCAAGGTAATCAATCAGGATATGTAAATAAAATTTTAACCCTTCAAGCAAAATATAGTTCTAGTGATTTTAGCACTGGTATTATGAATCCTGAAGGTAATATGGAGTATGAAACATCTTTAAGAAACTCTTTAAGTCAGATTATTGATGGTCTTAATAAGGTCACTAAACTAAGTGATATGTTAGAAGATCCTCAGTTTAATTATTTACGAGCATATCATCCGGATATTAATCCTTATTCTAAACATTCTTATATTATGAAATCTCTTTTTGATTCTAATGGTAATAGAAGAAAGGATGTTATTCTTAGTTTAGAGAACTTAAGTGGTGTTCGTAGAGACTTTAATGGTATTACTGTTGAAGGTATTAAGACTAACAAGCTTAATAAGTATGATAAGTTTATGTTTGATGTACATGCTATCATCTTAGGTAAGACACCAGAACTTCCCAGACATGCTAGTAAGAGTTCTTCTTATGGTGTTGGTATGAATAAGTACTATGGTGAAGCCGGAGTAGATAATTTAATAGTACCTATTAAAGATGTAGCTAGATATGGACATGATTCTGCAATGCCTATTATTTTAAATTATTTATCTGCTGAATTAGAAAGAATTTGGTATATCAAAAACATTCCTTCTTTACAGAATGTAGATAGCTTTAAAAAGAATGGTACTAAAATCATGGCTTTTGATTCAGTACTATCTGCTGCTACTAAAGCTAAACTGTATGAATTAGTAGATAATGCAGAATCTATAGATGATATAGTTTACTCTGAAGAATTAGAGAAGGATATTAAAAAAGATTCAGGTAAGTATTTTAATAATCAGATTAGAACTAATTATAAGATCTGGACTCAAATTAGTGCTGTTACTGGAAGTGTATTATTAAGTCCTGAGATTAGAACTAAAATTGCTGAAGAAACTAGAATTGGTAAAGGATTAGATAAAACTAATAAATATGCTAATGATCCTCAAGCTCAATTAGAGTTAATAAATGAAGTATACACCTATAACTCATGGTTTAATAATTTTGAAACACAGTTATTTTATGGAGATGCTTCTCAGTTTAATCATGAAAAAGAAGAATTCCCTAAACGTAATGCATCTATTGCATCTACCGGAGACTTTGCTATTCTAGATAACTATACAATTGATTACTTAAATAATACAAGTAATAATACATATGCTGAGAAAGAAGGTTTACCTAAGTTAAGATTTGATAGTGCTATTAAAACTACAGTTCTTAATGATATAGAACCAGAGTCAGTATACTATTCACATTACAAACAGTTATTAGTTAGTCTTGGTGTATCTGAAGAAAGAGCAGAGAAGATTTTAAAACCTTATAAGAAGATTACAGAAGGTGACGGTCAAGGTTGGATTACATTTGATTTCTACCGGAACTATTTAAGATCTTTAAATAAATGGTCTGATATACAGGAAGATTTATACAATGATGTTATTAATAATCCTGATTCCGTAGATCCTAAAAAAGTAGCTGAATTCTTTCCGGTACTTAAAGCTAGTTACTATGGTCCTTTAAAGACAGAAAAATTAAATGCTTCTGGATTACATAAGTTTTCATTAATGCCTTTAATTCCTACAGTTATTAAAGGTACAAACTTAGAACAGTTCCATAAACAATTGCTTGAGCAAGGTATATCATATGCTTTATTTAAGTCAGGCAGTAAGATCTCTAATATTACATTAGAAGATGGTACTATTCCTAACATGTATACTGATGCTACAAAGCGTACTTTGTATACAGGTGAGTATGCTATAAATGGTATTAACTTAAACTTCTTTAAGAATCAGTTAGACATTGCTCCATACTTTAAAGGCAAGGTTACATTATCTTCTCAGTTACGTACTATCATTGAGACAAACCTTTATGCTAATGGTAAACCTCTTAAGAAAGAATATAAATCAATTGTAGAACGATATGAGAAAGCTATTGATAATTATGTAAAGTTCTATAAGCAGAAGTTATTTAAAGAGGTAGGTTTAGAATTTAGTGCTGATGGTAAGTTAATTAAAGGAGATCCAAAAGATTTAATTAAAGCTATTCAGAAAGAATTAGTGCGTTTAGAAGTTCCAGAACATCAAATGGATATTTTAGACGTAAATGAAGATGGTAGTTTAAAGTATGATTTTGATAGTATTATTAACTCTAATACTATTGAGAAGCAGTTGGTTTCAATTATTGAAAGAAAAATTGTAAGACCTACTGTAAAAGGTGAGCAGCTAGTGCAAGTATCTAGTTCTGGATTTGAGAATCCTAAATTTACTAATCCATCTAAAGAAGATCTATTAAAGTATGGTACTAATGGTCTTGCTTTTTATGATGTAGTAAATGGTAAGATTACACCAATGCAAGTAAAAGTTGCATTACAAGGTGATTTCTTAAAGCTTTTATTAACAACCCATGTTGATGGTAAAAAGGTAGGTACATTAGAGAGACTCAATGAGATGTTGAAAGACAAGCAATGGCGAGATCTTAATGTAGAAACTATCAGAATGGTGGGTGTACGTATTCCTGTACAAGGTCTTAACTCTATTGAATACATGGAGGTTGGTGAATTCTTACCTGCAGAAGCCGGATCTATTGTAATTGTTCCAACTGAACTAGTTGCTAAATCTGGTGGTGACTTTGATATTGATAAGTTAAGTATTCTAATGCCTAATATAAGCATTAGTCAAACTACTGATACAATACAAGAAAGTACTTATAAGCAGTTATTAGATGAGGTATTTAACAAAGAAGCTAGTATGACTGCAGATGATAGTACGATAAGAGGTATTGAGAATGAGATCATCAAGTCTATGATTGGTATAATGGAGATTAAGGAAAACTTTGTTCAGCTTATTACTCCTAACGAAACAGATATTGTTAAACCAATTGCAGATGAATTAGCACAGTTTAATAGAGACTATAACCCAAGAGCTAAAGCTGAGTTCCAAGACTCTGCCTTTACTGTTTCTCCAACAAGAATGTTTGAGACAGAAAATAACTTGTATAAGCATGAATCTAATAACATTGGTAAATTAACATTGGGTATTGGTGCTGTATCAAACAAATACTCAGTACTTCTTAACCGTGTTGGTGCATATTTAGATAAGACATACAATTTCTTAGATAATAAAGGAAAACAAAGAACTGCTAAGAATCGTATTTTGTTTAAACATAATAAAACAGAGGACGGTAAGATATCTTTATCAGATCTTAACTCTAAAGATTCAGCTGTTTATATCTCTGATGTAATCTCTCAGCTTATGAACGGTTGGGTGGATATTGAAAAAGATTCATGGGTATTTGATATGAATGCTATTTATGAGTTAATACCTACTTTGTTATACATGTTACAAGCTGGTGTTGATGTTAAAACAGCTGCATATTTCTTATCACAACCTTTAATTAAAGAATATATATCTACATACCGAGTATTAAATGGTATGTATACTAAATCACTAGATACATCTGGAGATAGTGCTAAAGGTCCTGGTTTCTTAAAGTTTAAAGCCAAACAGTATGTAATTGACAAGTATGGTATATTTGATGAAGATGATAAACGTGAGTTAAAGAAGAGATTAAAAGATCCTTTCTTACTAAAGCAACTATATAATGCAAATACTAGAAAGAATCCATTAGGTTCTAAAAAATCTTTAACTGCAGCCGTAGACATTATGACCAAAGCTTATAATGTTTATGCTATCTCTGATGATAATATAAAAGAGATTGTACAAAAACAATACAAGAGAAGTCCATTAGCTAAATTAGCATTTATACATTTCTTAGAAATAGAAGATCAGGCGCAAGTAATGCGGGAAATATCTTCTTCTACTAACGTTGATACTAAAAAGTCTGGTAACTTATATCAAGCAAAGAGTCGTTTAAGTAAGTTAGAACAGTTAGAAGAAGGTAGTAGATTACCTAATGAAATTACAGTTAAGTTAGAGAATGAATCTTCTATTGCTCCATTCTTTATACAAGATTATATCTTAAATGTATTTAAAGATTACTTCCCATTAAGAGCAAGTAATGCTATAAATACTTATTTAACTGATATAGTTAATAATAATTACAATATTATTCGTGAGGAGTATGGAGATGTAGACTCATTTGTGGATTTATTTAGAAATGATCTTCTGCAGTTTATTATCCAAAATAGTATTGGGTCTGTAGATATTAACACAGTAAAAGATTATAAAGGATATGCTGTAAGTGATACTATTGATGTAGAAAAAGTAAGGGGTCTTAAAAGAAGTGCTGTATACTATGAAGGTAAAATCTATTTAGATAGAGCTAAACTACGTGAAGAATATAATAATAAGACTTATTCTAAGGCTGAGTATGAAGAAACCGGTTTAGCAAAGTTACCATTTGATAAACGTACAGATGTTATACCTTTATTCAGTTCTGAAAAACAATACACTGCTTTTGTTTTAGAGAGAGAGTACTTACGTGCTACCAGAGATAGAGGTGATTTTTCAGAGGATATCTATGAAAAAGGACTTGTTGAAGATGCATTACATAATGTATATAATCTTAAGTCAATGTTCTTTGGTCCTACTAGTTTTCCAGATAAGTTTGAAGATATAAAGAACTTTATAGAAAATAGAGATTATAGCTTGTTTGATTATCTTGTTTATGATTCTCAACAAATAAAGACAGGTACTAAGAATGCAACAATTAAAAATTTACGTTTAACTGGTGATACAAAAGATACTGACTTCTTAGAGGATATGAATACTCAGTTTGAAGAATTATCAGATATAAATGTAGAAAAGCATCCTGATCCTATTATTAATAGAGAGATTTCTGAGTTCTTTAATAAGCTATCTATTTTTGGATTTATGCAGTCCGGTATGAATAAATCATACTTGTCTTTTGTTCCTATCTTATCTAGCAATAACTTTAAAGAAATCATTAAAGAAAACATTGATAAGTTTACTAAAGTATTGGAGAGTGACAAAGGTAATACTGCTTTATACAGATACTATAAGAAGTTTAATGAGCAGAACTCTAGAAATAATATTACTAAGTATAGATTTAAAAACTATGTGGTAGATAATACTATTGAAAAGATGGGCGATGAAATTCCTAAATTACCTGAAGGAACATCTTCAACTTTAACTCCTAGAGTATATACTTATTCTTATGGTAAGATGCGCACTGTAGGGTTAATAAATAGATATTCCGGCTTAGTGGGTGTATATAGTAAAGCTAAAGATAATACCGGAACTAATGTTATTGCTTCAGATACATACTTAGGTAATACTAGTAAAGTAACTGGTACTACAATTGGCTTACCTATTTTTGAATCATTTGTTGGTAAACCTAAGTATTTAAATGCTGCAAATAATGCTGACAACATGAAGTTAGTAGAGGAAACGGTTACCTCTCTTATAGAATTATATGAGGCTGGTAAAACGTTACTCTTTAATACTGAAGGTTATGGTATTTTAAATGATGATCCTAATATTGATAAGGCAGCTTACATGGAATTATTTAAAGAGTTATACTATAACTTTGGATATAAAAATCCTGTGTTTGCAGAAGATCCGGAATTTAAAGAGTATATTTATTCTGTACAACCTATCAATCAAGTCTTTGAAGAAGATCCAGATAGTGCTCCTGATACTGAGGATCAAGTTGTAAAAGAAAAAGAGGTAACTTTGATTGATGGTAATATTTATCCAGCATCTGCAATTAATTCTAAAATGTTAGAAGAGATGGGATATGATGAAGATACAATTGGTGAAATATTAAAAGAAATTTGTGGCTAATGGCAACCTGTCCTATAAAATCAGATCCTGACTTTCAAAGGTTAGAAGCATTCCAAGGTACAAAGATGGCTACTTATCTTTGGGATAAGTTTGAGGGTAATCCTCCAGCTACTGTATATAAGAATATTGTAAATAGAAAAAATAACTCTATTCCTCTTAATCCTAAGTTATCTGCAGGAACTAATAAAATATTATTAGATTTTGTAAGAGCACTAAATATTAAAGTTGAAGGTGGTAATGTTGCAGAAGCATTATTAAATAATGTTCCAGGTAATCCTTTAGCGGGTTTTGATTTATTACAAAAGTATCTAGCTATTAGAGATGGTGCTGAAGAAATTGTACCTAAACAAGTAGCTAATATTATGCTTAGTTTCTTAGGTAAAAAAAGCGAGCTCTATAATAATCTTTGGTTTAATATTAAAAGCTGGTCTAAGTATAAAGATCTATATAGATCATATAGATTAAAACTAGAAGATACTACTGAGATAGAAGATATCTTTACTAAAGATAATTTAGATAAAGATAGTGATCTACCCCCGTATCTTGTTGATATGTATGCAGATAGCAATTTTAATTTTACTGCACATAAACAAGTAATTATAGATTTTATTGCTGAAGGTCTTACAGATTTTTATGGAAGAGATTTAACTACATTTGTTAGAAGTGAAAGAGGTAATGGTGATGTAGATAAAGCATACTTTGAAAAACGAGGTTTTAAGTATAATCCATATGATAAACAATCTAGTGCTCTAAAAAAGTTATGGTATAAAATCCATGATTTCTTTTTGTCTTTATTTAGAAATAAGTTTGATAAACTTAATCAGCAAGATTTAGAGGATAGATTACTAGATTTAGTAGATGATATTTATAAGGGTAATTATAATATTTTTACCCGTGGTGTAGAAAGAGTTGGTGATTCTTTATTAGTTCCTGATAAAAATAGTCAATTAGGATTTAAACAATTAGAGTTAAAAAAGTATAATCAGACTTTATCTAAAGATCCTGTAGCTAAATCAATTATAGATTTTATGCTTAATAATCCAAACATGGGTTATAAATTAAGTGGTTCTATGGTATTAAGATATTATGGTACTGTCTATAGAGTTATAGATGAAGATATCCATGATATTGATGGCGTTATAGAATTAGGTACTGTTCAGAAAGAAGAGAACTATGATGAGTTTTATGGTTGGCTACATCATAAAGGTATTTATATTAAAGATCAGAATGAGTTTACCAGTAAGGTAAAAGAGTTTATTGAGCAACAAAATTGGTATAAAGCATTTACTGAAAAATATCCGACCTTTGAAATGACTAATGCATTTATTGGTAAAGATCATAAAGCTAATCAGGAGACAGTAACAGTGCAAGGAATTATACCGATATTAGATGATGCTGGTAATAAACAGTATGATGATAAAGGTAATATAGTAGCTTATACTTTTGATTTCTTTGTGCGTACTGCAGAAGGTAACTATCCTGAAATATTTGATAACTACTTTAAAGACTGGAAACAAATCTTTGAAGCTAAAATTAAAATGGGTAGATCAAAAGATATAGTAGATTTAATTTACTATGATCCTTTTATTAATAATGCATTTAAATTTACAAATGCAGGATATAGATATTTTTCTTTTGCAGATGGTAATACTAGTTTTAATATAGATGCTAATGCAGAGCCCGTTAATACATATGCCCCAATAGGATATCCTGAAGTTCAAGATGAAACATACAACAGTTGCAAATTATGAGTAAGTGTAGATTAGATATACAAAATGATGTACTAAAGACGTACAAAAAAGCTTTAGCTAAAGAGGTTGGACAGTTCTTATCTCCAACAGATAGTTTAACTACATTTTATGTAAATGCAGCTGGTAACACAAAAGCTGGCGCAGCATCTATTGCAAAAGCCGTATTAGGATTAAATGAGTATTGGAGAACTAATATGGCTGATTTTATTACCTGGGATGGTACAGCTAGAGTATTTGTTAATCCACCTAGTTATGTTGTTGATCACTATTGGGAAGAGTATAAAAGAAAAAATAACATTACTGAAGAAACACCTGACTACTATAGAGTTGCTGATGAAGACTTTTTAAATAGTCTGTTTCCATCTGTACAGTTACAAGAGAATGTAAAAGCTCAAGAGATAGCAACTAAGTTTGCTAATAACTTAGCATCTCAGACAGGTATTAATTATAAAATGATTTCTGCTGAGCAAGCTGCAGAGATTACAAAAGATACAACTGCTCCCTGGAATGGTGAACCTGCGTTCTATCATCAAGACACTGTATACTTTATTGAAAATGGTTTTAAACTAAATCATGTATTGCATGAATATGCACATCCTATAGTTAGAAGTTTATATTTAAGTAACTATGATTTGTTTAATAATCTATACAATCAGATTATTAGTACACCAGAGGGTGCTGCAATTGTAAATACTGTAACAGAACTGTATCCTGAGTACGATATTACTAATCCTAACTTTGCTCAAGAAGTATTTGTAAGAGCCTTAGAACAAGCAGCTGTACAAAAAGCTAATAAAATATCTTCTACTCCTGGATTTAATTCTTTTATCTCTAATCTATTATTTGCTATAAAACAATTAATCAGAAAAGTATTTGGTAAAGGAGTAAAGATTGAGAAGTTATCTGTAGATACCACACTTAATCAGTTAGCTGATATGTTAGTGGGTGAGAACTTTATTCTTACAACTGAGATCATAACACCTGATGATTTAGTATCATATGCTAGAAGTAATGAGACTTTATATAATGATCTGAATAAAGTAAATACAGATGCGCTTATCCAAGTTGTTAATAGATTTTTCTCTAACTCTAGATCACAGTTAAATAGAATTAGAACAAACCAAAACTACTCTGATTTTGTAAATACTATTACTACAGAATCTGGTAGATCTATTCTTAAAGATATTGTAGACAATTTACGTGTTGCTGAAACAACTACAGTAGATGATAAAGTTAAGAAGTTTAGGGATGAGGTTGATAAAAGAGAGAAACAGGTTAAAGCAATTGTAAGAAGTTCTTTACAAACAGATGTATTACTAGATAGAATAGTAGATAAATTAGCTGAGATGAAATCTCTTGGTGATACTAAAGAGGTTATTAATCAAACATTCTATTATGATATTTTATTACGTAACTGGAATAAATTTATTCAAGAAACTATTAATGGTTTAACAGATTCTGGATTACGTACAGATAGTTCTTTGTTTGCTTTATTTGCTAAGATGGCTAAGAAAGCAGAGCAAGCTGATAGACTTATTAATGAGATTTATAAAAAAGGTGTTGGTGGTGTATTAACAGAACAAATAGAGCCTTTGGCTAAAAATGTAGATACATACTTTACCAATAAACTTAATACGTTAAAATCTAAAAATGCTTCTGCAAAACAAATAAAAGAGATAGAGCAAGAATGGGAGAGATTAAAACTAAACCGTGCTACAGTTGATGATTACTTGTCAGGTATGCGTGGTGATGTTAATGCATTATCTGCTTATGTAGAAGCATTTGCAAGTTCACCAGATCCTATTATTGCTAGTTTCTCAGTATTCTTAGATAATGCCTACACTGATGTAGAATTAAAAGCTAAAAAGAATAAAGATGATTTCTTGCAGGAGTTATTACCAGCATTAAAACAAGCCGGTTACTCTGATAAAAATATCACAGAACTAATGAAAGAATTAGTTACTGAGCAGGAAGTAATTGTACGTGATGAGAATGGTAATGCTAGTACTATTACTAAGCTAGTATTACTTAATCCTTTTAAAGCATTTGAAAAGGTAACAAGTCAGTTTCAGTTTGATATAGAAGATGCTAAAAGAGTTGGAGACTTAGAGAAAGCAAGACTTCTTAATAAACAGTACAGACAGTTCTCTCGTGATTATATGCATGATGAGTTTATACCAGAGTTTTATGCTAAGGAGAAAATTTATGACTCTGATTTAGGTTCTATTATATATCAAAGAAAGCAAGATATCTTAGCTGATATTGCTGATATAGATCAAAGGGTATTTGAGGATCTTACAGAAGATGAGGCTTTTGAAGAAAAGAAAATCTTATGGAAGAAGTATAGTCAATTAGCATCATTGCGTGATGAGAGTGGTAAACTTAAAACAGGTGATGAGTTAGAGATGGCTAAGATAGAAAAACAGTACAGAGAAGAGTCCCGTAAGTTCTATGAAAGTAAAGAGATCACTGGATTATTTGAGTTTAAATTAAATCAATTTAAGCAAGATCTTTTAGACCAGGGATTGCTATCTGATTCTCAAGAGTTTAAAGATAACGTTGATGACTGGGTTAAGTCTAATACTAGAACTTCTATTAATGAAAAGTTCTATGAAGACAAGATGCAAATTCTTGATAAGATCAAAGCTCTGGTAGATAAACTACCAAAAGATGTAAGTAAAAAATTACAACAGGATAAACTTTGGGAAGAACTTATAGATATCTCAGTTGGATTTAGAAATGCTGATGGTCAGATTGTAGCATCAGAGATGTCTGAAGAAAGAGTTAAGAGAGTAAAAGAAATACAAAAAGAACTTCTTCAGATTAAAGATAACATGGCCGGCTTTAGTGGTTTAAGCAAACTACAATTTGAAAGATATATAGAGTTAGCTAAGTTAATTAAAAGCAGAAGAGCATCCATTAATGATAAAGAAGAGTTTAAAGAATTAGATAAGTTAAAAGGAGAAAGCGCTGTAGATAGATTAACTAAAAAGACATTGTTAAATCTATACAGTCAGTTAGCTGATATGCAATCTAAAGAACCAACTGATGATTACTTATCTGCATTTAATAGTGTATTAGAAGCAATTGATCCAGCAAAACTTGCTAACTTCTCTGTTAGTGAGATTAATGTTGACAATGCTGATAATTTCTTAAGACCTGCATTCTTATCTAAATACTTTAAAGCAAGTCCTGAATTTAAAGAATGGTTTCTTGCTAATCACATTGAAACAGAAAAGTATAACAGCAAGACTAAAAAAGATGAGCGGGTATATGAAAGATTGTATGTTTGGAATGTAACAATTCCTTCAGATGAAGAATACTATAATACTTATACGTATAATGATGTAAATCCATCTACAGGTGAGACTACTGAGGTCACTGTAAATAGAGTACCTACTATGGATTTCTATAGAAGAGTAGTTAAGAAAGAATACAGAACTGGATATAATAAAACTACCGGTAAAGTAGAACGTAAAGTAGGAGTGCACATTGATAACCGCGGTAACTGGTTACCAAGAACAGTAGCTGAAGGAGCAAAGGATGATTCTTATATCAACAAAGCTTATTACGATCTACAAAAGAATTCTCCTGATAAAGCAAAAGTTCTTGATGTTATTACTAAGTACACTCTTCTTTTCCAGGAAGATAAAACTAAGTACAGTAGATTGTATCTAGATGTACCAAGATTTAGAAAGCTTAAAAGTGAATTAGTAGGTGGTAGTTTAAACAGAGGTGCTGAGAAAGTAAAGACTTTTGTTAAACAAGTTAAAGATGCTGTAAGTAAATCTCAAGATGATTTTGATCAAGGATTTAACTATGATGATGCATTTAACTTAGTTAGAGCTGACATGTTTGATGAAGAGATCTCATCTATTCCTGTAAAAGGATTATATAAACTAGATGTAGATCAGGTATCATTAAATGTACCATACTCTTTAATGCAATACATGTTCTCACTAGAGCACCAGAAAAAACTTATTGAATTAAATCCTATTGCTCAAGCGTTACAGAAAGTTGTAAATAACTCTGAAAATGCTATTAAAGATACCTCTAAAGTAAACGGTTATAACTGGGTTACTAATAATGTTAAATCTTTTATTGCAAAGAAAGGTAAGAATGTAAGAGCTGAAGCAATCAACACTCTTATTGAAAGAGAGTTTAAGGGACAAACTAAAGCAGGTTGGTTATCTGAACCCACTTCATTAAGTAAAGCCGTAGATATTTTACAATCACAATCTTCATTTGGAATGTTTGCATTTAACGTTTTACCATCTGCAGTTAAAAACTTTGGTGGTGCTGTTACACAAATGATTATTGAATCAGGTGGTGGTAAGTATCTTAATAAACGTTCTTACATACAAGGACAATCAAGAGCTTTAAAGATAATGACAGATATCTCTGCTAATATCTATAACCCAGGTGAGAAAAGCATTGATTATCAATTAGTTGAGATTTTTGATCCTATTAAAGGAAGATTCCAAGAACGTTTTGGTTCTGAGTTTGGAAGATCTTTTGGTACAGACTTAGCAGATAGTTTAATGTTTGGTGCGGGTAAAGGTATATCTCATGGTATCTATACTTCTCCAAGAAAGTGGTTAGAAAATGAAGGTACACTTTCTTTGTTTGCCGGTATAATGATATATAAAAAAGTACCGCAGACTATTAATGGTAAGACAAACATGATATCTTATTTAGATGCGTGGGAGAAAGATGGTACTGGAGTAATTAAATTAAAACCAGGTATTGATGAAACTTATGCTCCGGGTGGTGCTGAGTTTAAAGCAATGCGTAATACTATACAGGAAAAAAGTAATGACTTACAAGGTGCTTATTCAATGATGGATAAGGTAATGCTTGATAAGTATGCTGTATGGAGAATGTTCTCAGGATTAAGAAGGTTCTTTACAAGAATGTTTGTAAATAGATTTAGTCCTTTAAGATATAATATGAGAACTGGTGATATGTCTGAAGGATATTACAGAGCATTTGCAAAATTGTTAAAGTCTTTTGTATCTAGAGCTTCATCCGGTAATATGTATTTAACTGATGACGAGGCATATGCTGCTAAAAAAGTTTTAACAGAGGGTATTAGTCTTACAATGCTTGCATTAATCATTGGTTACTTGTTTGGGTATGATCCAGATGATGAAGATAGATTTGAAAAAATGCGCCAAAGAAGTGGTGATTTATTATCTGATGATTTTAATGCTGGAGGTTGGTTAGTTAATCATGGTCTTGTTGTAGCATTAGGTACAAGACAAGAAACTATTACATTCTTGAATCCTAAAGAATATGTAGGATTAGTATATAATGGTGGTGCTCCAACGTTAGGACCTGTTGTAGATAAGTACAAAGACTTTGGTACAAACTTAGTTCACCTTTTATCTAATGATAACCGTGCTTATTATACACGAGATGTAGGACCTTACTCATGGCAAAAAGAAGGTGCTCCTAAAGTGTTTAATGACTTTGGATATTTATTTGGATTTACTGGTAGTCAGATTGATCCAGTTAAAGCTTTGAAAGGAGTAGAATACCAAATTAGAAGATAATTTCGTATATTATATATGTACCCTAAAAACCTTCTAGGGCTGCATCCCGAATCAACTGCGGTAAAAATTATACCGTATGAAATTTTTAAACTTTATTGGAGGTCTTTTTAAAGATGAAAAAGGCTCCGTTTCTATGAAACGTTTGTGTGGATTACTCTGCACTATTACTTTGTGCGCTACACTGTACGCTAACTCTTTTACTGAAGCACATTATGCTCCCTCTACTCCTTTGGTAGATGCTGTTGCATTACTTGCTTTTGGTTGTTTAGGTTTGACTTCTGTAGAGAAGATCATGAAGAAAAAAGAAGGAGACTCTGCTGAGGCATAATTATGAGCTATACTAGAGAACAAATTGAAGCTGCTGTAAAAGCAAAAGGTTATAAGTACTTTGAGAATGGAGACTTTAATATCAATGTGATTGGTATTCGTAACAGTGCTACAGGACAAAAAGTTACCAATGCATTTGATGATTGGATGACTTTAAGTTACAAAGAAGGAGGAGAGTGGAAGTTTCATATCTGGCCTTGTACTACCGATAATGGTGGAGGAACTGCTCGTGTTAAACCAGGACAATATCCAGGGTCTCACGGAATTGGACTTCACCAGGGAAAGTATAAGTGTTTAAAACAAAAAGCACCTCTGACTGTATTCCGTGACTACACTAAAGACGGAGTCTACCAAGAAGATAAGACCGAAACCGGTGTATTTGGTATTAATATCCACAAAGCTGGTTTAGACTCTTCTCAAGTAAACGATTGGAGTCATGGTTGTCAAGTATTTAAAAAATCTGCGGATTTTGACAAGTTCCTTGCTATCTGTGAAAAAGGTGCTAAATTACAAGGAGATTCTTTTACCTACACTTTAATTAAATCAGAAGATATAAAATAATATGCAAAATTCTATTTTGGAATTCCCTAGTACTTCAGGTATATACAAAATAACTTCTCCTACAGGTAAAATTTATGTAGGAGAAGCTAGCAATTTACGTATACGTTGTAGTTACTACTTAACTCCAAATAGAGTCAAAAAACAAAGAGCTATTTATAATTCTTTAGTTAAATACGGTACAGAGTCTCATAAAATAGAAATACTAGAACTTTGTAGTATTGAAAAGTTATTAGAAAGAGAAAGATACTACCAGGAGTTATTTTGTAGTGTAAATAGTGGATTAAATTGCTACTTAACACCTACAGAGTATAAAAAGAAAGTATTTTCTTTAGAAACTAAAGAGCTAATGTCCAAAAAAGCTACCGGATCTAATAATTCTTTTTATGGGAAAACACATTCTCAAGAATCTTTAAGCAAAATATCTAAGGCATCTTCTGGGTCTAGTAATCCTAATTATCAAGGCAAACTTCATACAGCAGAGTATCTATTAAAACAAAAAGTCTCAAACAGTAAAAAACATCTCAAGTTAACAAACACTATTACTGGAGAGACTCATTTATTTTTAAACTCTAAAGATGCTGCAAAATTTGTAGGAGTAGGATCATCTACAATAAGAGAATGTAAAAAACTAAAACATAAAGCAAAAAGAATATACTTAGTTGAAGACTATTGCATTTAAATTAAATACATATTAAATAAGCTTACTATAAAAATTAGAAGACACTATGAGTACTAAAAAAACACCTAATGCGTTTCCTGTCACGTTTGAACAATTTAAAAAGAACCCAGTTGCTGCCGTTGCTTTTTGTATGCTGGTGGCTGTTAGCTATCTGTATTATGACGTTAAGACAGGCTATGCGGACCAGATTAAAATCTCTAATGAAAAGATGAATAATCTTGAGTTAAAGATTGACAGAATGAATTCAGCTCTTAAAAAATCTGATAGTGCACTTGCTGCTGCTATTACAGAATTACGTATCATTAACACTGTTAAAAAGCTATGAGAATTTTAATTACCTTTTGTATTGTATTTGTTATTGCTGTTAAAATATCATTTCCAGTTAGCGCTGTTCCAACACCTCCTGTAGATGATATTGATATGATGCTTAAGAAGATTGAAAAGAATTTACAAGTAGCTTCACAAGTAACCCAGGTTGCTCAGAAGACTAGTGAAAAACTTGTAGAGACTAAAGTAGAGGAAAAAGCAGAGTTAAAAGAAGCAGTTGTAGTAGCAGAAAAGAAAGTAGAAGTGATGGCTCAGGTTAATGAGATGTATGCTATTAAAATGATTAGTGCTGGTTTAGATACAACTACTGTAGTTACAGAAGAACCAGAAGCAAAGTTTATGGGTCCTGTATATGAGGCATTCTTAAAATATCAGAAAGAAGGCGGAGATCTTGATTTTGAGTATTTTAGATTATATTTGTATAAATAATATACAATTATGACTCTACAAATTATGTTTGGAATTGGATTAGGTCTTATCTTAATCATCCTCATTATCCTTGCAGCACGTCTTGAAAAGAAAGAAAATGCTGCAGTTGAAGAAATGCAGCAGAAGATCAAAGCTGGTCTTCAATCTTCTATTCAATCTGCTGTTAAATCTGCTGTAAATTCTACAGTAGAAGCTGCAGAAAAGGTTATGAAAGAAGCAATCTCTAATTCTGAAGAGACTGCAGAAGAAGAAAAACCTGTTGCAAAACCAAAGAAAAAGCGGAAATACAAACCCCGCAACACTAATAAAAAAGATTAAAGCATCCATATATCCCTGAAATGCTGTATTTTATATATGAGGGATAGAGATGTCAAAAATACAGAACATAGCCGCTGAATTAAATATGTGGGCTAACGAGACTGAAAAGTTATACGTTAGCTCTAAAGATATTCAATACAGGAGAGCTGCTGTACACTTGCGCTACATTGCTGCAAGTTTATTACAAGGACCAACCGAATCAACTGTCAGTGGAGACTATATAGTAACATCCACTGACAGTATTATTTTAGTGGATTCTACATCTGGACCAGTTACAATTACGTTACCAATTATTAGTATTGCTAATCCTCAAGGATATACCATTAAGAATATAGGTCCTAATCCGGTTATTATAAATCCACACTCCGGACAAACAATAGAATTTAATCCTAATGTACAGATGAAGAATAAGACTTCTTTAAATTTGTACCCACACTTAACAAACTGGAATATAATATAATCATGAGTTACATAGATGAAAAACAACTTCAATTAGAAGATAGTACTGGCGCTGTAATTGATCCTGCTACTGAAGAAGGTATAATCTTACTAAGAAGACTAGTGCAGATGCTTGCACCAATTGCTACACAAGATATTGCCCAAAGACAACGTATTGTAATAGAAGGTACTACTTATATTCAAAACGTTCAAACTTTTGGAGGTATTGATTATAGATATCAAGCTATGGATATTGCACGTAATATGTTTGCTAACGGTATTAGACAAAACTTAACATTCTAATTATGGCATTTACTAATAATTTAAAAACAGTAGTTGATCAACCGGTTTGGGAATGGGGTAGGTTTGCTCCAGTAACTAGTGTTGCATTAAGTGCCTGGGCTACTGCAGAAGATGGATTAGATGAGTATATTTACTATTTACCTAACACTACTTTATTTAGATACTCTGTAAAAGCTGATACCTGGATGCAGTTAGCTACTAACTTGTATACTCCAGTAACTACGTATGGATTAAGATATTCTAAGTATAGTGGTAACCGTGGTAGAACTCTTGGTGAGAATCCTTTAAATCCTGCACAGAAAAAAATTCCTTTTCTTAAAGGTGGTACTGCTCTTTTAAATAAAGAGTTTAGAATTCTATACGGTCCTAATGCCGGTTACAAAGGAACTATTGTTGCGGTAGGTGATGAAATTATAGAAGATTTTGGTACCGTAACTGGTGGTGGTACCACTACTATAACTGATAGTACAAAGAAGTGGAAAACCAATCAGTGGGCTGGTTATTCTGTACGTGTAGTATTTGGTACAAATGCTACACAACAACGTACTGTATTATATAACACTGATACTACTTTGTATTTCCAAGATAACAACTTGCAAATGCATGAGTCTTGGGATAACTGGGGATTTATTAGTGGTCCAACTGCAGGTGGTTCTACTTCTGCAACAGATTATGTTATCTCTTCTCAGTACATAACTTTAAGTTCATTACCTCCAGCTCCTTTTACAGATAAATCAAGATTCTTAATTTTAACCGGTGGATTATGGGCATTTACTGCACAATCTGGTACTCCTTATGCAGCTTTAAGTTTTTATGATGTATTAACTGATGTTTGGTATGTAAAAACTATTCCTAACGGTTTATTTACTGCAGCTGCTGGTTCTGATTTAAGTATTGAAAGAACTGGTGAAGTGGGTGGAATGTTTACATCCGGAACTGCTACATCTGGTACATCAAGAACATTAGTAAATACGGGAGCTTCAATGGAAGTTGATAGATATAGAAACTATCAAATTCGTATTACTGCTGGTACAGGTATAGGACAAAGAAGAAGGATTGTAGCTAACAAATCAAATTACTTTGAGGTAGAAAAGAAATGGACTACTAACCCCGATTCAACTTCACAGTATGAAGTTTATGGTAACACTGATTCTATTTGGTTTAGTGGTGCAGGTTTATCTGCAACATTAAAGTATAGTATTGAAGCTGATTTATGGGCAACTGGAGAAATCTTTGATTATGGTATTATGTCAGGTATTTCCGCAACTATTGATGGATCATTACCAATTTCTGTAGGTAGTGGTGTTAGAAATACTAACGGTGTAAGAGCTGTAAACTCTGTTCCTGTAGCTGGAGGTTCTGGTTATAAAATTGGTGATGTACTTACTTTAAGTACTACTGGTTCTAATGGAAAAGTTACTGTAGAAACTATTAATGCTGCGGGTGCTGTATTGACTGTATCATTAAGACGTGCAGGATCTGGATATGCTACTGGTACTTCTGCAACTACTGGAGGTACTGGTACTGGTTGTACTATTAATATTACTACAATTGGTACAGTTGGATTAATTACTACCAACACAGCACATTTCTTTAAGATTGGAGATAGTGTAACAATTACCGGATGTTCTGAAGCAGCTTGGAATACTGTTTACACTATTATTGGAAATGATCAAACAACTACAAATACATTTGATATTGCGATTACAGCTACAGCTAACATGGCAAACGCAAATACATTAAGTACTTCTTTGATTGTTGATCCTACTGCTAACTGGGATGTAAATGAACATACTGGTAAATTAGTTGGTACTGTATCTGCAGGTCCAGCTGGAGCTATTTCTTGGATGCGTATTGCCTCTAATACTGCAACTACACTTACCCTTATTGCTGCTACAGGTAACGTTGCTGCAGGTAACAGATATATTATTCAAGATTGTGCTGCTCTTGGTAGAGATTCACAATTTAGACAGAGTAACATGCAACCTTACGGTTATGCTACTTCTGGTAGTACAACTACTTTAGTTGATACAAGCAAAGCATGGATTCCAGGAGCATGGAATAGTTACAGAATAAGAATTGTTGCGGGTACTGGTTTGGGTAATGAGATTACAATTACTTCAAACACTGAGACCACAATTACTTATCCCACTCAAACATTTACTCCAGATGCAACAACCAGATATGAGATCATGGATACATTTGGTCTTGCTACAGGTGGTTCTACAAGTACTCTTGTAGATACTACTAAAAACTGGATTACTAACCAGTGGTCAGGTAAACGTTTTAGGTATCTAAGTTCCACCGGTACTATGATTGAGCAAACTGTTACATCAAATACTAGTAACACACTTACATTTAGTGCTAACGTTGCTCCGGCTACAACTACTAACTACGTAATTTATTCTATTCCTGTAAGAGGTGTAGGTATTGAATTTAACTGGTTATTTGGAGCAGGTATGGATAAATACTTTTTAGCACCTAGAGGTAGTGGATGGAACGCATTTGATATATATGATATCACTACTGAAAAGTATGACTATACTCCATTCATTAGTCCTCAGTTTGAAACATTTACCACCGGTACCATGTATGCTTATGACGGTGGTAAATATGTATACATAAACAAAGAATCTACTAACCGTATTTATAGATTAGATATTACAACTAGAACTATGGAAAATGCGGGTACTATTCCTTATGGTCACTCAACTGCTTTAGTTGGAAACCGTATGGAAATTATTAGTACACCTGAAGGTTTGAAGTTCTTGTATATTATGAGACATAATGGTCAGGAATTATTCCGGGCTCTTATATTCTGGTAAGATATAATTAACTCTATAGAAAAGGCAATCTTAACCGGTTGCCTTTTTTTATTTTAATTTTTTGACTATATTATATATATGATACATATTAAACCATACGTTACAGAAGAAGGTGTACTAGTAGAATATTTTAACATTGGTGCAATGAATATTCTTCCTGAAGATGTTACTGCTAAGTTTTACTATGAACTCGTTGATAATCTTGAAGATAACAACAGTGTAACTGCTAATTATATTGAGATGGATCAGTATGAGTTTCATGACTGGAAAAACAACAATGATCAATCAATTGACTGGATGGTTGATTGGGCATTAGAGAAATTAGGTTTATCAAAAGCAGAATAATGGCAGCTCCAAAAGCAAAGAAAAGTAGTGGCGGTTTAGCTAAGACTTTAGCTCCTAAACAAGTAAATAAGAAGAAGGGTAAAGCTCATAAGTCTGTTGGACCAAAAGCCACACCTCAATCAAAATATCGTGGTCAGGGTAGATAATAATCCCTATCTTTGTCATTATGGTATTAGCTGACTCTGAAATCTTATTAGAACACGAGAGAGGTATGATTATTATCTCTCCTTTTAAACAAGAACATTTAAATCCAAACTCTGTAGATTTAACTTTAAATCCTAAATGTAAAGTTTATATAGCTGAAACATTGGATTGTAGGAAACCAAACCCTGTAGAAGAGTTTGATATTCCTGAAGAAGGTTATGTACTGCAACCAGGTGAGTTATATCTTTACTCTTGTAATGAAACAATTGGAGTAAAAGAAGATATCTGTGCTACAGTTATGGGTAAGTCTAGTCTTGGTAGATTAGGTTTAGATATCCATGTATGTGCAGGATTTATTGATTCCGGATTTGTAGGATCTCTTGTATTAGAAATGCGTGTGATTAAACCACTACGTATTTATCCCAACATGAAAATCTGCCAAATTAAATTTGAGCGGGTTGCTGGTAAAATTCTTCAAACATATGATAAAAAACCAGGAAGCAAATACCACGGACAATCAGGAGTGCAAGAATCTCTCATGCATAAAAACTTCTGATTATTGCGTATTTTGTAATAGCAAGGTAGAATATATTTTTGTACATGGTCACTATCAGTGTCCTGTATGTAAACAAAATGCTGTACCTTGCTGCAACGGAGAACAAGCATGACATCAAACTCACATGAAGATGAGGTCTTCAAAGCAAAAAGAAGGCCTAAGAATCCCATTAAGTTTCAGATAAGCTTAAATGAGGAACAGAAAAGAGCTAAGTCTCTAATTCTAGATAATCCTATAACTGTATTAAAAGGTATGGCGGGCTCAGGTAAGACACTTGTAGCCTGCCAGGTTGCCTTAGATATGTTATTTAATAAAGAGGTTGATAAGATAGTTATCACAAGACCTACAGTATCTAAAGAAGATATAGGATTCTTACCCGGAGACATTAAAGAAAAAATGGATCCCTGGTTAGCACCTATCTATCACAATTTATACGGGCTCTATAATAAAGAGAAGATAGATAAAGAAATAGAGTTTGGGAATATTGAGATTGTACCTTTTGCATTTGTACGTGGCAGGACGTTTGTAAATAGTTTCATCATTGTAGATGAGGCCCAGAACGTTACACACTCTCAAATGGAGGCAATTCTGGGTAGATTGGGTAAAGATAGTAAGATGGTAATTTGTGGGGATATTGCTCAGATAGATCTTAAAGATAAAAAGACATCCGGCTTTAGTTTTCTAGCACGTATAGAAGAACATGTAGAAGGATTTAAAGTCTTTGCTCTAATGCAGAACCATAGACACAGTATAGTAGCTCCTATACTTGAGGTATATAAAACCTTTAGTGATTAAAAACTAGGCAGGACTTACATGATTTAGCTTTTCCATCATCCATCAAAGCCTATTACCAGTGGGTTAGTGGTTACCTAGTATTACCAAATAATGGCAATGTCTTGCTCACCTACCATAATCTTAATGCCTTCTTCTTGCATATCAACTATCTCAGCGCTTTGTAGAACGTAGCTAGGGATATATACTTTATCCGCTACTTTTACTTCAGTTACTTCGGCACCAACAGCATATACTTCTAATGCTGTCCATTTCTTCATCATTTCTGCATCAACTTCAGCTTTAGCAGCTTCTGTTAATTCAATACCAAAGGTTTCTTTGTGTGGTTTGTTAAGAAGAATTCTTCTTCCTCTAAGTGTAAATGTATTCATGTGTTTTGTTGTTTTTTCCAATCTAAATAAAATCCAATGGCTACTAATATATTCATACCCATTGATGCAATAATCTCATATATATCTTCATAGATATTCATAGTAAGATGTACATGTCCAATCATCCAGAAAGGTATGGACAAATTACTAGATATCCAAGTTATAAGATATATAATAAACTTTTTCAAAGTTAATTACAATTATGTAATTCTGCATGACAATTTGCACACAAAAGTATACATTTATCTAATTCTTTTTTTACATTTTCCCAAGATTTAGTATAACCTTTATAACCTATGGCAAATTCTTTTTTTTCTGGGTCAATATGGTGAAATTGTAAGGCAGAAAAACATTTATCATAACCACATTTTTCACACTTATTATTTTTGTATTCTACAGCTAATGCTTTTAATTTCTTTCTTCTTTTTTGTACTGCATCAACAGTACATTTTTTACATCTAAATCTTCCATCTTTTCTTTTTACATAAGATGTAAGACCGTGACGTTTACAATTTTTTATTTCTTCCATATATATAATATAGAAAAAATAAAAATGATTAACAAATAAAATTAATCATTTAATGATAGACCAACTGAGCTACCAAGGAGTGTAATTAAAGCCACTCTAGTGTATCAGGAAACAGGCATAACCTGATACACTTTGTGAGCAGCTTACTATGAAAAATTAGAAGACCATACAAATATAATCACTTTTTTAATTCTTCAAACATTTTCTTTGCTTTATTATAAACATTCAGTTCAGGTTTGTAATAATCCGGGTAGTTTATCCAGTCTTCTACACATCTAACAGCATGTAATATTGTAGCATGATGCTGGTTATTTATTAGTTTTCCAATATACTGTAATGTCTTACCCTCCATTCTAAGAATATGAATAATAACATATCTAGGTATTATAAACTCTCTTTTCCGGGAATTACTTAAAATATCTTTTGAAGATACTCCTGTAATAGTATGTAGAATACTGCAAAGAATGGGAACATAGTTATCACCTGGTACTTTTTTAGTGGACATAGTGATACGTAAGTTTAATAACTTCATACCATACTCCTTTTTTATCTTTAGTACTTCAGCACTATGTGCGTGTTTTAATTTATCAATTTGTTCTTGTTTTCTTTTAAGCGCTAACTTTAAGTTGTGCACTTGTATCTGTAATAATTCTTTATCATTTAGAGTTGACATACATCTGTTTTAATTTAGTCTCAATCTCTAATTCTAAAGCAGCAGCCCCTGCAGGTTTTAACTGTGGCCAAACTACTGTAGAACTTAAAGATTGTTGTAAATGATCTATTCTTAAGGTGCATGAGAAGGGATAAGCAGTTAGCTCAATCTCATCTTCCCATACATCCTTGGTTGTGTAAGTACCATTGTGAATAAAGATTTCTGTCTTGTGAATCGGTTGTTTCTCTATAGTTATCATAAGCTTAGTTCTAATTGTTGATAGGATATTCTTTCTGGACACACATTCATGATTTCACGAATTGCATTATTAATATAATAATCATAGTTGATATCATAACCAGACCATTCTTTTTTATCTAATTTATTTAGAGTAGTCTGTAACCATCTACCGGATTCTACTTGTATGATTCTACCATCTCTATGTTGTTTTAGTATTTTACAACCTTTATTAGAGATATAATATCTTACAATTTTCTGTAGTGGTTCTGTCATGAGAACACCTTTAATCATACAATTGCTTGTAAATCTCCAATCACCTTTTGCTTTTATACCACCACAGAAGTCAACAATGTTTCTAGATTCTAGAACAGTCTTATCTACAGGAGTATTAAATACAAAGTAATTATAGAGCGCTTTTCTTATGATTAAGAAAGATTTATTCTTATGTAATGCTAAGTTGTGAAACTCAAATCTACCTTTACATTTTACCGGGGAATATCCAGTGTCAGTATAAACATAATAGGGCTCATCTTTCTTAAGATAATTTAGAGTCTCTTGATCTACTTCCCTGTGAGTGTTTATACCAATGTAGTTGTTTACATCACCAATAATCATCTTATGATACTGATCATGTTCAAGTGATAACTGAGTTATCCTTTCCCATTCAGCACATATCTCAAGATATTTAGCTTTGTATTCTTCAGGTATCATCATTTCTAGACCATCTGTATTCTGCATAATAGGAATAGAACCAGGAATACCTTCTGCAATCATCTCATACAACATACATAGACTAAGCTGACCATTAATAGTAATACGCATAGTAAACTCTGGATCATACAGAAAGCTATTCTTATCATTGCTAAGACCATAAGTACTGTTCAAGATAATCTTGTATACATAGTTCTTTGGATCTTTCTTAGGAATCTTCTTACGCTCTGTAAAGAACCACTCATACTGCTCACAGAACTCTTCTTTAGGAAGATGTGCCGGTGCCCATTTATTCTTAATAGCTAGGTTAGGATAATAACTTACAACATCTGATGTCATAATTATCATTCCATTCTTTGCTTCAAAGATTCCTGAACGTGCACCATGTAAACCACCAAGACCAAAGTCTGTTTGCATGCCTTTGTAGTTTATACTATGAGAAAATCCACCTTTAGTTTCTTTAGGATCTAGTTCAATAGTTCTAAACTTTGCTAGCAGCGCCTGCAACTCTGGTGTTTTAAAGTTTACATAGTCTAGTATGATATCATTTACTTTGATGAGAGTTCTATTAGTCCTAAGACCGTTGAGCTCATAACTACTAATCCCGGTAGCTTTAGATAAGAAATACTTAAATAACTCTTTAGATATTCTTGGCTCACTAGCACTGTATAGATTAATACCATATTCTTTTGTAAGTGCACCACGTAAAGCAATTTGGGATTTACTAAACTCCATTATCTTCTTGGTGAACTTTACATCATTTCTACAATAGCTCACTACCATCTTTTGTTTCTCAATAGTATCTATGCTATCACTATGATGAATAGGCATCTCTTCTACATTGTGCCAATCTAGGGTATATTCTAACCATTTAAGGCTAGAACTTTTGGCCGGATTATCCCAGTGATTAAGTTTAAATAAATCTATCTGATTGATTTTCAATTGCTTGTGACTATATAATGCAAACTCGCCATTATTCTTTCTATGAATAATGTCTTGTGCTACTTTATATAGTTTGTCTGTAATTGCTGTTGACTCTAATTTAGTAAGTTCCTGAGCATGATCAATGATATACTGTATTACTTGTGCATCAAAGTCAAGGCCATTAAAACTGATATGCCATTCATCACCTTTAATGTTCTCATTAATAAAATCTATTAAGTCTTTAATTTGATTTTGATTAAAGGATATTACAAACTCTATTACAGACTCTTCTTTATAGTGCTCAAATACAGCACAGAAGAAGTCTGACATAGTTTCTATATCCATTACCCAGTGTCTCTTCATAATTTTTAGATAAAAAAGGGGGACTTTTACATCCCCCTTGATTGTTGGTTTATAGTACTTCTCAAGATCCCTAAACTTGAGTAGGACCCACTATTCCTACTGATTCTTTTTCCAAAACACTAAAATCAAAAGAATCATAGTTCATTGCAAATTTAGCAATAATATCTTTGATCTCTTCTTTTTTGTGCACATAATATTCTTGGAATGATTCAACCAGTCTTCTCTCTTCCGCATAACTTTTTTCAGGATTTTTTCTGTTCTTTACAAACACTACATCACCTTTATCATCCATTCTAGGAATCATGTGGTAAGCATCTTTAATAATCTTAGAGATGATAACCAACATGCTTGCTTCAGGATCATAAATCATTTCTACATAAGGACAAGTTTCTACTAAAGGAATAACCTTAAAACTCTCCTGGCCGTTCCACACGGAACTAATACATAACATACTATCTTTCATAAACACAAATCAAATAATTAAATCTTTCATTTCCAAATTCTCCACGGGTATTTTAAGTGTTTCTTTATCAATATTATAGGGAGCACACAATTCTCCCACGCCTTTTAAGATATTTACATTCACACCTAATAAGTCAGCATAGACATCAAAATAGTCTTCAGGGTATAGATAACTCATTACATACTCATAAGTACTAGAGTCTTTACCATAGAACTTTTCTATCTCTTGTTTAGCTTTATCAGATAACTGGGAGTACTTACCTTTTATAAAGTTATCCCAGTCTTTTGATTGATCATCAAATGTAAAGATATAAATACCTTTGTTATCTGTAGTTTGTCTAAACTCACAGAATTTATCATTACCAAATAACTTAACTCTCTCAAAGATTTGATAGTCTTCATTATCTTGGATATCATAAACGCAAATAAGTTTTCTATCTGTTGGAGATATAATCTCTTCCCATGCTATATAAGTTTGCACGGGTTTGATGTGACTACCTCTTCTAATATTTAGTGCCGGGTATAAAAATATCCGGGATTTCTGGGTGTACTTGTCATGTAGTTTCTTCATAGTATTATTTTGTTTACAATATAATCATAAGGAAGTGAATAATCCCTATTCTCATAGTGATAATGTGCTTCATCAAGTGCTTTTCTAAATCTTTCATTCCAGTTATCTAGGGTTAACTGAGACACAGGAAAGCAATAAATCTGCTCATATTTATCAACTACAACAAAAGAATACTGATAAGTGTAATCTAGTTTTAAGAAGTGGCATTTAGCTAGTAGTATGTACATTGCAGCCTGCATCCAATAGTTGTAATACTCTACACTCTCTTTGAATTCAGGGATTGTTTTACTGGTAGTCTTAACGTCAGCTATCTTAATTACTTTGTTTACATCATCTACAATGACACTGTCAAGGATACCTTTGATACCAAACTTATAATCTACTAAATCACATGATGCTGGTAATTCTCTATGACACTGAACGTCATCAAATTCTGTAACATCTAGACCAAGATGATATCTTACTTCAGGATTAGCTTTGAATTTAGTTACTATCCGTAAGCATTTATCATATGTGCTTTGATCTATTACAGATTTACCAATACTGTTTGTAAGATCAGTAAGATAATCTGTAGTAACTGATGTAATTACTTTAGCTAATCTTTGCTCATCTGTTTTTAGTGTTTGATAAAGGTTCTTTTCTACTAAAATGTTTAAGATTTCACTCTGAAAGTTAGACAAATCACTACATTCTGGATGCTCTTTAAATATTTTATCTACAATATCCTTAAGATTTTCTGAAGGAAGTTTACTCTTAGCTACATAAAATTGATTGTCATACTCATCCGGTTGTAGTAGAAGGCAGTGAATTAACCTGCCCTCTACTAAATGTGCACCAACCGATTCCTCTTTTTGTTGGAGGATGTAATGAGTATAGAACAACCTAGGACTAAACTTTAGTTTGCTTAATCCTGAGTAACTAATGTAATACTTAGTTTTATAAAACTGTTCTATTAACTCTTGATCTGTCATTCTACTATTTTTTGTTTATACTCTTCTTTCATTTGAATTGCACTGATAGTAAAGATACTATTCTCACCATATGTTTTCACATGTTTTAAGATCTCATCTTTAAACTCATTCAAGTACTCTCTTTTAAGTTTATCTTTCTCTGCTAATTTACGGATAATATCTATGATATCACCATTATAGTAGTTAGGATCAATTTGCCAGTGTGTACTCATGTAATTTCTAAATGCTTTATAGTTTACATGATTTGTACCAGGCATACCCCGGAAATTAAACTTAGAAAGTAACTTAAGAATATAAACCATAGACTGATCATAATCACAGTTACATAGTAATTCTAAAGCAATCTCTTGATTCTGATGTGAACTAAACATACTAACCAATCTATTATAAGATTCAGCATTAAGAGGTTGAGAACCATTGCACTGTTTCATTACATCTTTATCTGAGATCAAAGTTTTAGGATTAGCTATGAGATCATTTATGAGTTCTTCATACGTGTCTTCTTTAAATCTATACGTGTAATAGTGAGTGTTATCTAAACTATAACCAGCATTATGACTATGAATAGTTGTAAGAACTCTAAATATTGACCAGTCAAGTGTGATATGAATACCAATATCGGGATCATCTAACTCTGGCATCTGCATATTATAAAAATCAAGCACCTTTTTAAAATCTGATACTTTAGTACCCATCTCACTTCTTTTATCTATCATTTCATCTATAACTTGTTTTTTGTTATAGACTACTTTGGTAGCTTTAGTTCTACTTCTTACTATATCAAAACCAATATCTTTACCAGTTTCCCGTATTTTATACCGGGGGATGGTTACCCCCGGCATTATATATACTTTATCACCAGCTATAAGACTTTGAGTTGTAGTAGTAAGTTGGTCAAATACATCCATATCTACAGCATTATGAGTAGTTATAACTAATGATTCTAGAAAAATTTTAGAATCCTTAAGATCAAAACCATAAGGTGTAAAAGGTGTATCTGTTTTTACATGAAAATTGTGTCTATTAAAATCTAAATATAAATATTTCATCGGATTGTGTACTCCATAACTTTATCGTTCAACATAAGTTTCTGAAACTTTTGCTTATTACCATTGATAAGATTTCTTACAATCATATATTTCAGGTCAATAGCAAATATTTCATCCACTACTAATTTCTCAAAACGTTTGATTACTTCATTCTTCATTGGGTTTGTTTTGAAGTGACTAAGAGCAAAGTTTATAATCCTAGTACTCATAATACTAGCAATATCTGCCCGGTAATCATCACCTCTACCAATTGTAGATTTCAAAGCACCTATAATATAATCCTCATTGTCATGTAAGATGATATCTTTTGGAGAGATCAACTGGTCCAGTTTGTTATTAATAAACAAAGTAAACAAGCTAGTCATATCTGCACCAACAGAACCTTCACCAATCATTTGGATCATAGGTAGGTTATCTTCAAACTTCTCAAAGCTAGAGATAGCATTAAAGAATGTAGTAATTGCACGTGGGTTAGTAGACTCAGTAACAACTTCTGGGTGCTTCAAGATGAAGTTAATACATCTGCCATCCATAGCTGTTTCTTCTGCCCATTGTGCCCAACAATCTACATCAAACTTCAACTCACAAGAGATGAAACGAGTAGTTTGTGCTACGTCCATACTATTTACATGATAGTCACCACCATCTGGATTAGTAGTTAGAATAATAGTCCAGTCTTTAGGTAACTTCCAAGAAATATATTCTTGAGTGTTAATCAAATCCATACATGCTTGAATCATTCTCGGCAATAGTGTTATCCTATAGGTTCTTTATCCTATAGTTCTGCATTTTATTTTGTTATATATACAGTTCAGACTATATCATCAGTAACCTTTAAGTATTGATATACATAAGTTACTGTCCTGCGCTCTTGGTATTTTACTGTCTCCAACATCACTTGGTAAGACTCCATATACTAGTCGTTGAACCTTCTAATTATTTCTAATTAGCTTGGCTGCTGATTGTCCTCTTCAGGAGTTTCCAGCAATTCACAGGATTTAAGGCGGACACGAGAATGTTTCCATTTATAACCACCAGCAGTTCTATTATATTTAATAGCCCTGGATATATTAGGTATTCCAATTTCTTTAATAGAATTAAAAGTCTTAATATAATTATCATTTAAGTCATATTGATCTACAGCAGTGCTTTCCCAGTTATTAGGTATAGGACCTAATTGTTCTACTTTATCAAATGACCATCTATAATTATAATAAGTATGAAGTCTTTTTCCCTTACATGCTACAGCAATACCAGATATATCTTTTATGTTTAGATATTTTCCAGCATCTGTTATGCTATTAAAAGATTTAATAAAGACGCCTTCCATATTATACATATGTACAGCTCTTTTATTAACAGGACTCCATCCATTTTCTATTCTTTTTTTCATTGCTTGAGATAATCTTTCTTTAAAGACTACATCTCTTTTTAATGAAACCGGATCTAATATATGGTTTATACAAGGTCTAAGATCATCTATATAAAACTTCTCTCTTTCTATAAGTATATCTGCTTCACACTGTTCTAAAACATTGAAGTAAATATTTTGATACTTATTAAAAAGATTTTGCATTGTTCTATTATGATGTTTATTTTCTTGTAATGACCACTGATGATGTTTTAATCTATGACCTATACTAGTAGAGCTACCAATATAAGTTCTGTTTTTAATTTTAAGATGATATATACCAGATATTCCATAGTATTCTTTTATTGTTTCTTTGCTTAAGAGTATCATATTATAAAGATACGCAAATGCTTCAAGAAATAAAAGCTACTTTGGATTAATTATTTATCCGCCCTAGTATAGTCATCTAACAATAAGATACCAGACTCACCTTTACCAGAAATCCATTCAGGTGCACAATATGCAGTACGTCTTGCACCAGTCAATTTAAAGCCGGCTTTAACTGCCAACTCAGCTTCCATCTCAGTTACCCATTTAGTCTTAAGACCATCAGGGGTATCTTTACCAATCTGGAATTCTTTAACTGGAAAACCTACTAGATCTGATAACTCTTCTATCATTGCAAGGTTAATCTTTACAAACTGCATTCCCTCTTCTTTTGCAAGATTAGAGACTACGGTAGTTTTACCAAGACCTGCATTACCTACTACATTCAAAGCTGTTGGTACTTTACCTTGACTCTGAATGAATCTGTTGTTGTTAATTACGTGCTTAATGAAATCTTTTAATTCAGTGCTGTTTAATTTTACTTGTGCCATGTTTTTAGGGTTTTTTAGTTTAATTGGATTTGTGGACCGGGCAGTTGCTCATTAATACGGGCTCTAGAAGAGATAACCCAAAGCATTCTGCCTCTTGGTGTAACTGTTGTATAACATTCACCATCTGTTAAATAAATAAGACATGTGTACTTCTTAGCATTCTTGTTATAATATTCTAATACAGGATCAAATTCAGTACCTCCACGGCCTTTAACTTGTACATCCTTTTTAGGATTATAACTTTCAATACTAGTAATTTGTGTATCACACTGTAATACTGTAATCTCTGTTCCGGTTTTATGCATGTGTTTAATTTCATTGAAGAACTCTACAAGCTCATCATTGCTCACGCTACCAGATGTATCTATTGCAACCAAGATGTGTTTCTTGGGTTTAAATTTCATTCCCGGTGCATCCGGGTATCTTTTATTAATCTTTTTTCTAGAAAGTTTAGTCTCAACTATATAAGAGTTACCTGCAAATCTTCTTAGATAAGCTTTCCAGTTAAACTTACTTGGAGTAATCTCAGTAATTCTTTTATAAATCTCAGAAATCTCTCCAGGTAAACAACCTCTAGATTTAAGACATTCCTCTGCTGCCTCTCTAAGTTGATACTCAGCTTGAGACTTAAGTAGTTTCTTTTCAGATTCACTTAAGTCATCAAACTCTTCCCATGTAGAATGCATATCATCACCATCACCCATCATCTTTTGTACATCTTCATCATCTTGATTCTGTTGTAGCATTTCATAATAGTATCTGGTACCAGCTTTAAGATCAAGTCTTAAGTCAGGAAATGAGCTTGGTAAGATTGCACCTTCTGGAAGACAGCTTGGGGTAATGTATTGATTAAGTTCACAGTCTGCAGCTATATTAAATAACCGCTTATCTGCAAACTCATCTCTTAGGTTAAGGTGATCAAACACAATATGTAAACATTTATGTTAACTCATACTTTCGCATGAGATCAGACTATCCCTTTACCCTATTAGGGCAACCTATTATAGTCGTTGAACCTCTTTCTTGGTTTATAATTTAAAATATAATCATTAAAGATTTTATGTTTTCTTTTAAGATATATAGTAGCATTTTTATACATATAATTATAAAAATTAATACTATCAGTTAAAGAAAATTGTGTTAGATAAACACCTTTATGATATATTTTTTTATTTTTAACAGGAATAATATTTAAAAGATCTTCTATAAAAGTCATAGAACCTGAACAAAATCCAGATTTTAAAACCATCCAATCTAATTTTTTATTATTCTTATAGACACCTACTGTACCATCACCATCAAAATAACCTCTTATAAAATGATGAACTAATTCATCTTTTATATTAGGCATTCTAATAGTCATAGATTTTACAGGAGTACAACCTAAATTATTAAGATTACTATGCATTTTTGAACTAGTAATTGCAGCCTTCCAAATGTTAGCGTCTTTAAATTTATTATGTTTTTCTAATTTAGGAGTATTAGTAGATTTTATTGCTTTTAAAAAATCTTCTACCCACTCTTTATCAGTGCTAGTTAAAAATATTCTTTTACAGGATACTGTATGATTAGTAATATTACCATCTGCATATAACACACCTAACCAATAAGCTTTTTCTTCAGTATTAATTACATCAAAAAAGTTATCGTCACATGTATATTTATATGCTGCTTCAGATAATGTCCTAGTTTTTATATTATTATTATTTAAAACTCTATATACTGTTTTTTTATCAATTTTTAATTTTTCTGATATTTTAGCAGCTGATAGTTTTTCTTCATAATGTTTAATAATATCTTTTTCTAGGAGTTTTATTTTACTAGTAGTCATAATGTGTAAGTATTTACACTACAATATACCTATTTTTTAATTATAAAACAAGAAATTTGGCTGCGGATTGTCCAATCTTTATATTTTTTACTATACCTGAATAATTAATTCAGCCACATAGTATATCACTATCTATGTTTAGTATATAAAGCTCTAAGGAGGTCCCCGTCAATTTAAGGTATTTTACATGTACATTACTGTACAAGGAGCCCAATTAAGCTCATGCCACAATAAGCCTTTCTTGTGATCATGTGGTAAGTTTGCCCAGAATTCTGAGTTAATTACAAGCTTATAGTTAATGTTGTGTTTGCTTACACCAGCAGTAGGAACTCTGTCATTCCATTCTTTGTTAAGACCTATCAAGAACATACCATAGAAGGGTTGTTCAAGCATAAGTTCTTTCCCGGCTAATGCCAGTTCTTCGTCTTTTCTCATAGTAAGTTGGTTTTAAAGTTTTGTAATTTTTTCCAGTTCCTCTAAAAACTGAAATGCTAATTCTTCTTCTTGATCTACAAATGATCCATCTACATTTCTTTTGGAGAAATATCTATTAACTATAGATACAACATGAGAGTTCTTAGCTTTTGCCTCGTTTACAGCTTTTTTAAGCTCTGGATTTACAAGTTCTCTAATAAACTGATACTGCACATTAAGTGCTTTGGCTAATATATAAGCCTTTCTAATTTCTTTTAAATCTGACTCTTTCACACTATCTCAGCAATAGGGTCCATCCAACCATTAGCATCATTCACACCCTGTACATAAGCTTCAGCTTCTTTCTTAGTATCAAATTCTTTAATACCATAATCATGATTTTCTTTCATTATCTCATGTTTTTCACTGAATAATGCATCCCAACCATAAACATCTACATAAAGCGCTGCGGCTTGGCTAAAAGCATACCTTACTTTAATCTTCTTTTTTACTTCCATTACTTTAGAATTTTAATTTCTACTCTTGGGTTTTTATTATCATACACGTAAGTGGCAAATACTGGAACAAGTTCATCAGCATTATCATCATCTATCCAATCATAGTTTACCATTGCATCTTGTACAGCTTGTGCTATATTAATCAAGTCAAACTTATGTCTGCTTTTTCTATAGAACTTAAACTCTACATACAATGGTTTACTAAGACCTTTAGATTCTTTTCTAAACTGTTTTGCTTGTGCTTTCCAGTGTTCATCAGTTGCAAGTTTCCACTTTCTTGTGGCTGCGCTTGCTATACTGTATCTGCCTGTCCACACTCTACCATTTTTACTAGAGGGTGTATTACCTGGTATGATAAATGTTGTCATAAACTATTATCTAAATATTCTTTTACCTTAAGATATCCGTGATCTTTTACAGAATCAGAGATGTCTTTTGATAAGTGCAAATATAAAGGTTTCAGATAATTAAATTGATTACAATACTTTGCAGTAGATCTATTACCGGCTTCATCATTGTCAAATAGTATATAGCATGTCTTATAGTTGCTTTGAATACTATCTAAATACTCCTTCTTAATCATACTGTTTTCAGAATCCGGTGCTACAAAATCTGCAGCTGGATATATTTTCTTCAAACACATACCATCTTTAAGAGAGGAGACAACAAACAATGTAGTATTTCCACTAAGCTGCTCACTACCCTGTACGTAATCTTTTACTTTTAAGAATTTCTTCTTTTGTACTTTAGGCTGATAGATTTTAATTAGAGTACCATCTTTCCTGAAGTAACCATATATATTAGAGCCCTCAATATTTAAGACTTTATATATACCGTCCTCTTCTTTAAACATGGTATAAGTACTTAGAGGTTTTACATTATAGTACTCTAGCATTTTAGAACCTATTCCGTATTTACTCCAGTAACTTTTATCTAATGTATTCCACTGCCGTATTTCATATCTATCTACTTTGTATTTATTGTACTGCTTAAATACTTGTAAGTCATATCCGCCATTATTATGCAATACAAATTCATTGTAATCTCTTACAATCTTATGCATTGTATTTAAGCGGGTATCTATACCAAGCATCTGCTGTACTAAATCAATACAATCACCACCTTTATCCGTAGAGAAATCTTTGTAATAGTATTTATCTTTATCTTTCTTAAAGTAAATACACATACTAGGAGTTCTCTCACTAGGATTAAAGACAGATTTAATCTTAATGTCTTGACCAGTTAACTTCTGATCTAATCTACAATAATGTTCAAATACCCATGCTATAGGTACTGACTTTATATCCGGAATTAGGATCTTGGTACTAATCATAACTGCAATAATAAAAAAGGGGGACCATATAATCCCCCTTTTCTATAATAAACTTTAAAACTTAAAACTCAAATCCTGTAGATGTATCAGAACCTGTGGTAAAAGGATTAGTATCACCAAAAGATGTTACTGTTTCTACCTTTGCTTTCTTGATATGTAATTCAGGATTGTAAGCAATTAATTTACTTGGACTTGCAGTTGCAGATTCCAATGCATATGCGTCTTTGCTAGACTTAGGCAAGAACAAATCATAGTTGATATAACCATTCTTTTCATATTCTTTACCATTAACACACATACGGAATGTAGTATCATCACAGATAACTACACCTGCTGCTTTAACAAACTCTTCAATGGTTGCAAATTTACCATCTGCTTCTTCAAACCACTCAAGTTTATTTCCAGCAATACACAACTGCTGAATTGCACGTAAGATGCTCAAGTCTCTGCTGATCTTAATACCAGTTTTGGTTTCACCATCAGAGAAAGGATAATAACCAAACTTAATCTTACCAATTTGACCTTTATAACGTGGACCATTTGGATTGTCTTTGTTAATCAAGAATCCTTCAAATTCAGGGCCCATATTAGGTCCTTCTACATTCAAAATCAGGTGATATGCACCTGCTTTGTAACTTACACTCTCTAATCCAATAGAGTTAATTTTCACGGTGTGTTCACCGGGGCTCAGGGTTTTCTTTGGCGAGCTACTTGTAGCTTGCACGTCTTTAGTACTAATCATGGTTATTAATTTTCGTAGTTAATTATTGCTTGTTTTACAAATTCTAAATCATTGGAAATCTCAAAGGAATCAAACATACCTGCTGGTGACTTACATGTGTTCTCACCATTGTTTTGGGTCTCAAATACATACTTGATGTTACCATCCTTATCTTTCTTTACTTTACCAAATAAAACTATAGAGAATAGTCCCTCCAAAGTTAAACTGTTATCTACTAACTTACCAATTGTTTTTGCTTTAAATTTTCTTCTGCCTTCTAAATCTTGAGATTCTTCAGCGTGAGTCAAGAAAAATACATGTAAGTCATCACGTAACACAATGGGAAGTTTAGCAATAGCTGCCATGTTTTTGGCAATGCTAGTAAACTTATCAAAGCCTTTCTCTTCAGCACGCTCAAAGTATTCAAATGCAAAGATGTACTGGAAATCATCTACTACAATGTTTTTGATTTCTGGTCTCTTCTCACTAACATACTTAAGACATGCTTCAATTTCTTTAGCAATGGGCCTTGTGTACATGTTACCTGTAGGATCTTCTTTACTCCATACTTTGTACTTAGACTTCCATCCTTTAAAGGGAAGGGGTTTGTTTGCTACATTAATAATAAATGTTTCTTTTGGGTCCAGGTTTGCAATACTTGTGCTTTTACCTGCACCACTCTCTGCGATTACTAATACACTTGATGCCATATTTTATTTTGATTTTATAATTTCATTTAACCATTGCTTGTTACTAACCGGCTTCTTCAGCATGATAGCAGCAAGATCTCTAATTGTAAGCATGTTAAAAGGCTCATCTGTAGGACCTAAATCCAGTGATGGCAATTTAACTTCTTTCTGTGGTTGTGTAACAGGTAATTGCACCACTCTTAATTCTGCAACAGGAATCATGTATCTCTCTTGAATGCTTTCTGTAGCTTCAATGATATCATACTCTGTTCTCCAGTGTGGATTAAATACCCATTTATACAATGTGCGTTTTGGGTCTTCAGGAATATACTCACTGCTAACAAATTCAGTGTAGATATTCTTTGGTACATCATAATATTCTGCTCTTTCAATTTCACTAGCAAAGAATGTTATGTGCTTCTCATCTTTCATGACCGGTTTATAGGCCATTTTTGGAATAAACAAAGGATCAGATACAGACTCATGCATGAATTTCTCCATCTGGTATTCATACAAGTCCTGAATCCTCTTCTTTCTTTCTTCCGCTGTAAGTTTTTGTTTTGATTTTGTGCTTATCATACGGTTTTTATTCTTCTTTCTTGTGTTGGTGGTGTCTCCATTTCTGTGACACTCATCTTTTCAAACTGGGCCTTAAAGAATGACATCCGGTTATCACCATTTCTTGCTTTAAGAAAGTGCATAACCAATGTCTTATCATCTTCAATGATATATCTATCAGGTCCATAATATTTAATTTTTTGTTTTGCGGGTCTGTTAAGACCTACTACTAAATCAGCATGTTGTAATAGAGCATCACCACCAAAGATATCAGAGTCAAGTATGTAATTACCATACTTACCATCCTCATTTCTTTCCGGTGATTCTACACTTCTGTTTAACTGACTAAGAACAATCATTGTAATAGGATACACCCTCTTTATTTCAGTAAGCATCTCACCAAACTCATATAACATCTCATATTTGTCTCTATGGTATGGGGCTTTCTTTAATAGGATACTGTGGTCCAATGTAATGATAGTCTTTGTCTGATATTCATTGATGTATTTATCTACTATATCACGCATCTCATTTACAGTACAAGGTTGTTCAACTGTATCAATAGGATAGTGCACTTTCTGTTTTGCTAACTCATAACACTGAGCTAACTCTTCATTAGTAAGTTTATTGTTCTCTGCACTACACAGATACTTATAAGTTTTACCTAAACTTGCACTAAAATCACGCAAACATGATGTCTGCATAATCATCTCAAAGCTGAACTCTAATACTCTAAACTGTGTGTCTGGGTTAAGAGCAAATGCTTCCCGGATAATCTGGTCTTTAATCAAAGTTTTACCAGCACCTGGTCTACCACCAATTACATTAAGTGTGTTCCACTCAATACCGTTAGTGGTTGCATCATTAAATTTAGGCCAAGGTGTCTGTATAGATTTAATTACTCCATCAGATCTACCTTTCATGTACTCTAAAGCTTTCTTAAAGCCATCTTTTCTAGGAATCCATAACTCTTTTGTCATACTACTCTTTCTTTAAAATGATTATCATCATCCATATCTACACCATCTTCAATCATTGCACAGTAATTAGCTAGTTCTGACATTTTAGATTTGTCTGGCTGTGTCTTACTGATAAAATATTGAGAGGTCTGCATGTATAGATAATTTTTCTTCTCATACTCATCTACATAGTGAGCTGTAGCTTTAAAAATAGTTTCCCAGGAATACTCAAAGGTTTTAAAGAACCATCTAAAGTTGCTCTCTATATTCTTTTTGTCAGACCTTGCTAACTTACCGCTGGGTAGTTTGCGTTTAGGAAATAAATTAAGATACTTAACTATGTTTTCTTTAAAGTCATCACCAGCAATTACTTTACTTGTCTCTTCTTTCTTTATAGTAAAGAACTCATCAATCTTATCTAGTAGTTCAATAGCTTTAGGAAGTAACTCCCATTTATCATTTACCAGACCTTTGAATTTAAGTTCTCTTCCTTCTGCATAAGGATTAATAGCAGTAGGCTGTATCTTATTTCTAAGACAGTATAACATGTAATGCTGGTTAGGAGTGATTTTATTCTGGATTAGAATGTTGAATATCTCTTCCATACATTTTATCTAAAATCTCTCTCTTGACGGTATTGTACACAGTTAAAAATCTATTGTCATTGATAGATAATAAATCATTAGCTTTTCTAATAGAGTAGATAACAGTGCTGTGATCCTTTTCTAGATATCTAGCAATCTCACTAGGACCATAGTTTAGGTCTTTACAGATCTTACAGAATACCTGACTGTGAATAACAGCGTCCTCTCTTCTTGATTTCTTTTTAGCAACTTTTTTATAGTGGTCTACACTATATTTTGCTAAATGTCTATTGATAATTTCACCGGTTTCTGGGATAGTTAACCTATTAATACTATCTGATGGAGTCAGTATTACTAAATTAATCCCATACTTACTTTTGAATTGCTCTTTTACTTTAGCAATTTCTTCTTCTACTTCTTTACTTTTTATTGTTTCTTTCATAGTTGGTTTGTATATTAATAGTAGGAGTACAAATATAACTCACTAACACCGTATCCACAAGAACCTATCTACAAATCTGCATATATCTTGAAAACTTCTATCATTCATAGTTTTAATTTAAGGGGGTTACGCCTTCTCCTGACTGCAGATCAATGTAGACTGGTTTCTAAGGAGAAGGCTAACCTATTTTAACCATGCCAAACACAACTATTGACAAAATTAAAATCTGGGCTAGTCCTATAATTGTCTCAATATTAGGGATGATGATATGGGCAGATGTAACAGAAATGAAAAAAGACATCAAACGTCTGTTGGAAGTATCAAGTGCTCAACAAGCAAGAATTGAATCATTAGAGAAAGATCTCTCTCTAATTAAAGGTAACTACTTTAAATCTGCTAGTGCTATACCTGCAGAAAAGAAAAGTAAGTTGCCTTTTTTTATTCCATTTGCTAAACATGAGGAAACTTATGATGTCAACAAGCAAATGGTTCCAGTAAAAATTTAAACCAATATGAAATACCGATTATCCATTTTATTACTAGTTACCTTATTAGCATGTAACCCTGTTAAGCTTGCCTTTAAAGAAAAACATATTGAACAAACAAAGGAGGAGTTCTTCAGGAGAAAGCTTTGCGTTGTTGATACCGTTATTGATACCATTATTGATATTGATACTCTTACAGATGTTGATACCTTAATTGAGACTAAGGTTATTCATGATGGTCTTAAGGGAGTTAGTCTTGATACTACTGTTGGTGATGTAAAAATTATAATCAAAAACGGAGCTGTTAGTGCTTTTTGTCCTGAAAAAACCAGGACTATTGTAAAGAATAACACTATTGTACAGAAACTCCGTGATAGATCATATGAATCTGTTATTGAAAAAGATGTAAGGGTTAAAGACAGTATCATTAAAGAGCAACAATTTATTATAAAAGATAAGAGCTCTGATATTAAAAAGTTAAAAGCAGAGCTCTATGGTCTTCTATTAGCTATTGCTATTTACGTTGGCTTTAGACTCAAGAGAGCATTTTTCTAAGTTATACCTGTTACTGATCACATCAGTAGAACAAGTTATACCATGTTTTAATTTAAGAAACCTAGCTACAACAGCTGGGTTTTTTTCTTTGTACCTCTTATTAATGTAAGTACAAATTACTAGGTCAATAAAGTCTCTTACCATTGTATTATAGTTTTATCTTTTTCTTGTAGATACTGATTAGCTTTATTGAAGACATCATCACAATTCCAAACCCCACCATTATATCCAGCACTTGCTGGATGTGATGCTTTTAGGATAAGGTTTTCATCAGATATCATATCTTCAAACTGCTGTGCTACTTTACCAAGCAATATATAAACAATATTTGATTTATGGTAATTAATTGTATCAATTACTATGTTTATAAATGGCTTCCAGATAGTATAGTGAGTTCCCGGTTTATTTACCTCTACAGTGAGTGCACTATTTAATAGTAATACACCCTGGTTTGCTAGATATTTTAAATCAGGATCTCTATCATCTACATCTTTACCCATAGCATTATAGATATATTCTAGTGATGGTTGTATTTTCATACTATTACCACAACTAAAAGCTAATCCATCTGCTACAGTACCGTCCGGATGATTTTTGTATAACCAAGGATAAGGATCTTGACCAATTACTACAACTTTTAAATCTTTAAGATCACATTCCTTAAATGCATTTAAAGTATTTTTAACTTTAGGTACAAATCTTTTTCCTTGCTCTACTTCATATACTAATTTCTCTATGATTTCAGTAAACTCACTCTTAGTAATAAAGTGATTAAGTGCACCATACCATTGAGTATCTATTAGTTTATCAGTTAAGTTTTTTTGTATATCAGAGATATTAAGTTGCTGTTTGTTACTCATTCTTGTATATATTTGTATTATGTCAGAAAAAATTGAAGTATTACCTTTAGCTACAGTTGTAGAAATTAAGGTTAATGGAGCATTTTTAACCCGTGTACAGGGATTATTAATGTATCTTTTAAAAGATGTTTCCAAAGAAGAAGTGGTTGCTATGAATGAGAAGATTAAATCTCAAACTCATACAGAAGCATTAGAGTTTCATTATGAGACTTTAGCTATTCTTATCAATGATATTGAAAAGTCTGCTAAAGAAAATAATCTTACTGAAATGCGCACTCCTGAAGAGTTAGAACAAGAAGCTGCTGATATGATCAAAGCTTCTGAAGAGAGTGCACCAGAAGAATCAGCTGATTAACAGCCGATACCCATACTGGCACACATTTCTTCAGTAACTTGTATTACTTGACTCATCTCTTCTTTAGAGCAGTCTCCAAAAGATTTTATAATAGTGGTGGTTTCCCCATCACTATTATTTTTTATAATCAATCCTGCTTTCTCTTTTACTAATAACTTTACATCTTCAAAGTTATGGCCGGTAAACACTGCAATTTCTCTACAAGCAGCATGTGCTTTAGAGATTTGAGCTAGTGTAGCTTTAGGACCATTTAGTTCAAAGATTACATTAACAGTAAAACCGTCCGGTACTACTCCAACAAATTGGTTATATACTTTCTTAATGGCTTCATTATTAAAATCTAACTTACCATCTTTCTTAACTAATGTTGTTGTGAATACTTTCATAAATCTAATTCTAACTGATTGATGTTCTTCCAGGTAATCTTACTCTGATCTAAATCTGATAAAGCTTCTTTTACCCATGTTTCATCTATAGTATTACTATAACATAGTATGTGCACTATAGACTTATCATCTGGATTTAGTCTTAATAATCTACCAATACGCTGATTAGACTTACGCTCATTACTATAACTATGAAGAATAATACCCTCTTTAAGATTAGGGATATTAATACCTTCATTAAGTTGTAGTACGCAGCTTAATCTATCAATAGTACCATCTTTGAACTTCTGAAGATTGTCCTCAGATTTCTTATTCCCGGAATAATAACTATACCTACAAAGTTTATCTGCCTGTTCTTTTGTATTAGCAAACACTATACATTTATTAGGGCTGCTATTCATAAGTTGCATAGCATACTTCTCTTTACTTGGTAATGTCATTAGTGTTTTCATCCGCATGATTCTTAAAAATCTTACTTCTTTATCACTAGTGGCATTCTGTAGTTTATTATTCCAGAAACTGTATTGTTTATGTTCAGATGTATACCAAACACCACTCTTCTTAGATTCCTTCTTAATATTATTTCTAGTATCCAATGGCATAGTGTGCACATGGATTTCATAGTCATTAAGAATTTTATCATCAATTGCGGTATCTACAGTATATGTAAACTTAACTGGACAATACTTATATACTATTTCAGCTTTGGCACCACGTTTAGGCGGTGTGCCTGTTAGACCTAGTATTCTTCCCCGGTAACTGTCAAGCCACTCTAAGTGACTATCTAATAGACTATGCATCTCATCTAGATATACACAGTCATAATCTGTTTTATTTTTACTTAAAGATAAATATGTTGTAAAAGTGATATGTTCTAGTAGTTCCTCACAATCAAACTTCTTACAGTCATCAATCCAAGACTGAAAGATGGATCTTTTAGGTGCTACTACTAGATATCTACTTTGATCATGTAGATAATACTGCATGTGCATTAGGCCCAGTTTTGTTTTACCGGAACCCATACTCATTACAGCACTACTTCTTTTGTATTTAACTACTTCTATTAATGCATTCTGTTGTACTTGATCTCTTTTTGTCATTTAAATTTTAGATAAATTGTCCAGAACAACCATCCTAAAGTAATACTAAACTTATGGGTAATTCCAGTTTTAGATATTGCCATAAATGGTAATGGATAAAAAAATACATAGGGATAATCCCGTTGGCCTAACTTCTTTCTGAAGAAATTATAGTAAGTGCATTCTACTTTTATCATGGTAGTTCAATTGAGTAAGGTAAATTAATTAATTCATAGTGCTCATTAAGTTGAGATGCATTTACATGGATACATCTATCTACTAATTGGATACCACTACCTTCATGTATATGTCCGCAAACATGTAATCTAGGCTGTATCTCTTCTATCTTTTCTCTTAAATGAGGGCATCCAACAAATTGTCCACTATTTGATGCTAAGTCTCCAGTATACAATGGTGGACCATGTGTAATTAATACATCACAGGGTTCAATCATATCTACAACTTCTTGCATATCCGGGCCTAACTTTTTATTAAATGCCCACATGTCTCCATAAAACCAAGGAGTCCAAGGCATACCATAAAATTTAATACCCTCTAGTTCTATTGAGGCATCTTTTAGATACCAGATATTATTCTGTTCTAACTCTAATATACCTTCTGCTAACCAGTCTGGCATTTCACCATACTTATTATCAAATGATTTATCATGATTACCTGCAATAAAAACTATATGTCTATACTTAGACTTAACTTTCATTAACCAAGCAAAGAAATTCTCTACATCACTTCTACTACCACGGTTACTAAAGTCACCAGCATGTATTAGTATATCACCATCAGGAAGATTTACTTGCTCATGCATTGTATGTGTATCAGATATGCAAATCAGTCTCATAAAAATAAATATGTTAGAAACGCTGTTAAAATTGATCCTGCAGAAATTACTATAAGTAATAATAACCACATTAATTTAATTTTTATATTTTTCATAATGTCTGTAAGTTATTGATATACAATAAGATTAAAATCTTCAGGTGTTATTAAACTTTTTAGCAACTTTATATAAAATAAAGTAACCAATTAAATCTGTAATAACATCTTCATCTTCATCAGATTGTGCGTTTTTCATCCTATTTAATTTGTCATCTATTCTGACAAGTATTTGTTCAGTATTACTACTCTTAGAGAGTATTCTAATGGGATTTACTGCAGAGTCACCATACTTTCTATTCTTATCTAGAAGTAACTCTTTAATCTCATCACATGTTTCAGCTATTAGTTTTTGGGTGTTGGTCATAACCTTCAAATATAAAAAATAAAGGGGATATTTCTACCCCCTTTTAACACCTTGTAATTTCCAGTGCTCCATGATTGAATTAAACTCTGGCATAAATGGTATATCCCCGGATTCTTTAATGTAATGAGCGTTCATATTCTTATAAACATAGGTATCATTAAAGAAATGTTTAATTGTATAATGTCCTTTAAAGACAAACTCTTTAAACATCCAGAACCTGAACTCACCAAAAGCTTGGATATAGTATTCACAGTAAGAGTCTTTAACAAGTTTATTCCTCTTATAATACTGAAATCTATCTACATACAGTTTGCGCATTCTATTGAATTTATATACAACAGAATACAAATGATTAAAGCCCAACAACATTAAAGGTGCTAGGATAATTAAAGTTAGTTTTGTCTTCATAATTTAAATATTAGGTTTCTTCATCACCCTTATCATCCATATCATAGAATAAAGGGTTAGTTTCATCAATACCTTTCTCTAATTCTTCTCTGGTGATATATTTTTCTATCATATATCTACTGTTAAAACAGTCATCACAGAGTACTTCATTGTCAGGTATTTCTACAGAACAAAAATTACATTGATTTGCCATTTCTTTTTGCTTTAGCTCTTCTATATAATGTTGAAAAAGCATCTCGGTTAGTACCCATTTTTATACCACCTTGTCCGTGGGTAAGTCCTAACTCTTCTTTAATAATAAGGGCAGCATACTGCCGGGGAGTAAATCCCTTTAAATCTAATTTAAGTTCATTCATGATTAAAGATTTTGTAAGAGATATATAAAATCTCTTAACTGGTCACGTGTTTTAAACTTAATGTAGTTGTGACTAAGTATACTAACATACCACCAATTCTCATCAACTACTTCATCATTTGCATTAGATATTAAACATAGTGGTGAAGGATCATCACCTATGTTTAATGTGTAATAATAAAACTTTTCATTCTCACCATGCTCTTTCTCAAATCCTAAATTAATTATTTCTTGTTCTGTCATATATTATAGTCTGAGTATTTAAGTCCCCACATCAAATTTATCATAGCCATTTCTCGCTCAGCCAAGTATTTATTAAACTTAAAGTTCTTACGCAAGTAGGCTTCACCCCATGCTCTCCATTCTTCTGATTGAGCAACTGTCATAGTCCACTGAGCATACCAATCATCTTTACGGTCTTTAATGTCATCATAAGTGACTTCATGACCTGCAATAATAAACATCTGATTGATGATATCTATCACTGCTTTTTGCTGTTTTTGTTCTCTTGTTGTGCGTGCCATAGTTCGTATGTACTATTTGAAGTTTTAAACTTAACGTAATCGTCTTCTTCTTTTATGATTTCTGTGATAGAAGTTGTTAACCAAGTAAAACTAAATCTATGTGGGTCTAGAATACAAGATAGGCCAATAGCAGGTTTATCATGTAGTTTTCCAAAAGTACCATCTGGTTTCCATTCAATCCATCCAACTTTATCACCAAAGTTAAGTAGATTATCTCTTTCTCTAACCAACTTATACTTGTAACCAAGAACTTCTAAAACATTATCTTCCGTTAATGTCATAGGTATTTTGTCTTGTTTAATCTTGCTCATGATTCTTTATTATTATAAATTTGATCGTAGGCTTTGTCCCACTCTGCATTATACTTTTCTTTTAAGTCAAGGGGCATTTGATCCATTATCTCGTTCTCAAAGAATTGGTTCATAATATAGCCCATCTTTAAGTCGTTTAAATAAGATTGACAGTAGTCTCCATCAGGGCTTTGCTTACAGGCCATAGGAGAACAACATCCTTCTACTCCACATGCAGAGCATACTTTACAGTAGGGAGAGTCATCAGAAGTACTAAATCGGGCAAAATTACCATAACGGAAAGCTGCTTTAACAAATCCGTTGATGTACATTTGTTTATCTGTTTCTGTACAGCTATCACATCCTTCCCAAGACTCTTCTGCTATTTTTTTAAGTTCTTCTTGTGTCATAGCTTTTCTATTTCTTCTTTTACTTGTTGGTAATAATCAATTACTCTCATACCAAAAGCAATTTCTGGTAATAATTCTATTATCTCATCAACCGCAATCAATGCACACGCAATTCCTTCGTTTCTTTGTTGCAAACCTACTACACTGAATTTATCAACTAGTTCTTTTGCTTTTTCTTTAGGAGTGCTCATAGTTTTTCTATTTCTTTTAACATTTCTGTATAGTGATCTATTTCATGTCTATTTTGCCAGGTATGAGCATGTAAAGCACTAATAATTTTATTTACAGTAAGTATAGCACACATTACAGCTTCCTTAAACCGAGACTCACAACTGTTAATCCCGGTTTTAAGTCTGCCATTGTTGGGTAATCGGTAATAAAAGCCTAAAACTAAATCATAAGCTTCTGATTTAGGAGTCATAGGGTCCATACTCTTACTAGTAGCCTCCAACTCTCCAACTGTTACCTCATCTATAAGTTCTTGTAAGGTTTTAGATGTGTATTCTCTAGCTTTCATAAGTTTCTTTATAAAACTCTGTAAAGTGATCTAACTCGTGCTTTTCATAGCCTTTACGCTTATGCCACTCAAAGTACTTAAACAATAGTTGTTCTTGTTCATTTCTGTGCATTGCTTTAGCTCTATTAAAAATAGCTTCTTTGTGCCAAATAAATAAATCCGGCCATTCTTTAGATTTAACTTCTTTAATTAGTAAATCTACACTATTGTTGCTCATTGTTATCTTCTTGTATTTTCCGCTTCATAAAGATTTCCCATCTAAATAGAATGTTAGCCTGACTATCAAACTCACTAACTTCATAAAGTATTCTAGGTGCAGATATAATATCCCAACTCTTAGAGCCTAATTCGTTTAGTTTTTTGCTTAATTCTGGTCTACTTAAAGTTATAAACAGGTATTTATATTCAAATTTGTCCATAAATTATTCTCCAAATGTTTCGTTGTAGTAATGTTCAAATGTTTGAAAGTTACTCAGTAAACTCTCGTAATAACTTTCTTTGCATTCCTCCTTGTGCATTGCTTTGGCTTGTTCATACAATTCTAAAACTTCTGGATGATGTCCTTCATGTATGTATTCTAATAAACCACTAATTAAAACATCCACGCTACTTTGTTTATTGTTGCTCATTGTCTAAGTATTGGTTATGTAGTTTAACTAAATGCTCAACTGTTTCTTTAATTACTTCACCACTTCTAATAATGTAGTACTCTGATAAGATATTACCATCTTCAAATAGGATTGGTTCTGCTGGTTCTATAGTTCTGCACCAACATTTTTCACCTTCTTGACAGGTACCAACTTTCCATTTTACTGTAAGTGCTTTTTCTATTGCTTCTTGATAAATCATAGTTTGCTTATGGTTTTACTCTTATTTCTAGTTTACTAAAGAACTCCATAAATTCTTCATCACTTAGCCATCTTGGCTTGGTCAAATACATAACTGGGGTAGCCATACCATCCTGTTGTTTGTACAGGATGATAGACTTTCTAATTGTTCTGCTTTTGTCAAACCAATAATCTGTAACGGCTTGATTTTTACGTGGTTTATTGTTGCTCATTTGTTTCCTCCAAATGTTTCGTTGTAGTACTCTTCCCCATTCATATGTCTTGTGTGAATAGGAAACCCATCAACTGCATTGACTATTTCTACCTTATGCATTGCTTTGGCTTGTTCAATATGATAATATTGCTCTGCGCTTAATGCTTTTGGAAATAATTGTTCAACTAAATATTCCACTGCCGTTTGTTGTTTATTGTTGCTCATTGTTGTGTTTCTTTAACCCAATAAAAATCTAATAAGGTTCTCATAAAGAATCTCTTAATAAAGTTAGGCTTACTGTACGTTCCAAATGCGGTACAGTTTACTCTGCTTTTACTGCCTAAGCAATACCATCCTACTATCTTTTTTGGTTGAGGAATAGTTGCTGTTGTAAATTCTGACGTAGTAAAAATCGGTGTTGTTTGTTTATTTTTGCTCATTGTTACCTCCAAATGTTTTGTTGTAAATTTTTTCTGCGATTTGAATCAATGATTCTCTAATATGTTTACCCATATCTCCATAATCAACAGCATCTACATAGTATTTAATACATTCCTCCTTGTGCATTGCTTTGGCTTGTTCTAAATCAACAGATAAATTGTCTATCATTAATTCCCTTGCCATTGTTTGTGGTTCTGATTGAATTATTGAAACTCTTCTTTGAATTTCTGCAATCAACCACTCCACGCTACTTTGTTTATTGTTGCTCATTGTTTGCTTCCTATTTTACATCCAGAATATACTAATACTGAAAAAATTGGACTCCAAAATGCATACATTACTCTTACTACAATTTCCCAGTTTTTAGCATTTAAATCCCATACTGCAAATGAAACAAGCAGATATATTGCTACCATTGTTAAAAGTCCTACTACTAGTGGTTTATTATCTTTCATTTATTACCTCCTTGTATTTTATCACGCATCCACAAAGCACCTGCTTTACACATTGCTTTCATCAGTAATTGTGCTTCTTCAGAGTATTTATGTACTCCAGTAGAATTTAGAAAATCCCCCTCTACATGAGCATCTATCTCCTCATCACTTGGTAGTTCGATGGGGGTTAATTGTTGTAAAACTTCATCAAAAGTTAAATCTTGTTGACACCTTGCCGTATCCATAGCAAATTTTACTTCAAATTCTGTGTATAGTTTCATTTGTTACCTCCTTTGTTTTCAGGGTGAATAGGATTCTTACAATTTCCTTTGTGGCACAAACTGTATCTATGACCGGAACTGTATTCAAAGTACTCACAACCATCTATAACAATTAGTTTTAAGGGTTTGCCACCATCCTGAGTTACAATTGTAGTTGTTTTTCTTGTGACTGTTGCTTCTTGGCAACTACTTACCATTCCGATAAGTAATGTTGCTAATAATAGTTTTTTCATAATCTGTTTATTATTGCTCATAATTTATGGACTTTCATTAATTAATGTCATACTATCGTAGTAGATAGTAGTATCAGTTACTTTTAGATTGTGGGTCTTATGATTTTGAGAACATCCACAAAGCACAATTAAGAATAATACTCTTCTTTTCATAGTTTTTAATATAAGTTTAATTCTTGAGCTTGTTTAGTTAGAAAGTCTAATGCTTCTTCTTGTTTCTTTTTTGCCATTATTTCTTCTAACTGTTTCTCTAATCTTTCTACACTACCCCAGATAATAAAGGCTTCTGGATCTGCTTGCTTAATAAAGTAAGCAAGTTCTTTCTGTTTACCTCTAGAGTAAAATCCATGTTCTATATCCTCTGCTAGGTCTTGTAAGTGCTTAGGAGCATTTATAGAGATACGTAGGTCATAACTTTGCCACTTAGTTTTCCAATCTACAAAGGCAATACCTTTAGTTAGTTTTCTAAGTAAGTTATGCAAGGTCCAGCTACGTACTCTTACAATAGATCTATCACAACCAAATACATGTAGAAAGCGTAAAAACCACCTAGGGCAGAATTTAGGCTTAGCTTCATGATCCATAGCAAGTACTAAGGGATAAAGAGCATTAAAGTAATCACCTTCTTCATGCCATAGATGTGTTCCTAAGTAACCATACTTCTCAAATCCTTTGGGAAAGAAGATATAGCGGAAATCATCTAATGTAATGTTACGGGTAAAAATCATACCCTTCTTTCTTCCTCTCCAAAACAGAAAGAAATACTTAATGTCTTCTAAGCGCTCTTGTAGGGTAGGAGGCTTATAGAATCTGCTGTTTTTGTCTATTTTACCCATCTTTTCTTTTTTTAAATTCTTTACGTTGCTGAACTCTTTCTTTAAGTCTTGCAAGTGCATCAGACTGATAGATTTCTCCATATGCACCTCCTAAAAACTTATCTAGTTTTTCACTGTTTTGTATAAATTTAAGGACTTCTTCACACATACGAGATGCGGAATACTCTCTACGCTCACATATTTCACTATATAAGAATTGTTTTATTTTTTCAATTTGATTGTTGCTCATTGTCTTTATATTTTCTAATTACCTGAAAAGTACGTTTAAGGTCTGAATCTAGGTATGGTTTATCTCCTAGTCTTACAGGATACCAAGCAATAGTATAACCATGATTAGCATTGTAATCTTCCCGCTTAACTCTGTTACCATTAACTTTATCTAAATAAATCCAGGGTACATTACCAGATAACTCTAATTCAATACCTATCTTCTTTAGCCGGTTAATAAACACCTCTATTTCATTCATAATTATAACTTTTCTATTCTTTCAAGCAGTTTTGTTACATCTTCTGGTGTAAGATAACCTAGTACATCATCTGTAATTTCTGTATCATAAGTTATCATATTATCATACAATACTGCTAATTCATACAAACCTCTTTTGTTCCCATAACTTGTTTCACATTTAACAATACTAGCACCATAACCGTTATCAAAATTTGCAACAGCACGGATACCTTCTTGGTGAATCATAGGTTTAAATTCTAAATCTTCAAATGTCATATTGTTTTTTATTAAAGTTATCTAAAAATTCTTTAAACTGTTTCTCTGCTTCTAAATAGCTCTTTTCTATTGCTTCCGGTCCTGCATAGTATGCATGATGAGCTTTTAATTGACCTATACAATAGCCAATAATATTAGCCATTTCTAGCTTTTCTTCTAAATGTTGTTCTTCTTTTTTCATAATCTTGTTTTACTAAAGCCATATTCTTTTGCTACATCTAAGATATTTTTTTCCATATATATCCATACGCTTTTTTTTGTTTACCTATAAAACAATTTTTAATGGCTGTTCTACTAGTTAGTTTTAAATCTTTTACTACTGTTTCTAAATTATCATAAATTTTTATTAATTCACCATCTATAGAATACTGAGCTATTTTATTTTTATAATAAGAATCACAAGTATTATCGTAAGACCATATATAACCTCCAGCTGTTTTTCTTTGATTATTTGTTACTTTAAAAATAGAGGCTGTATCTATGTTGGTTATATTACTAGCTTCAAAAACAGATTTATAAGTATTTATACAATTACATTGTTTATCATACTGATATACAAAACGTTTTCCTCTATTAGGAATATTTACTATAATTTTTTGTAAGTAATCTTCTGTATACCATTTCCAAATAAAATTATTAGAAGTAACAGACATTCCATTTAAAGTAGGATATATACTTCTATCTTTAATTTTTAAAGTATTTGTAATTTCTGATACACTATTCCAAATACGAATAAAATTACCTTCTAAGTCATATTGAATTACTTTTTTAGGATCTTTATTCTTGGATTCACCACCAATAGATATATTAGCTAATGGACCTGTATTATGACATATTCTACCATATTTTTTAATTAAATCTATTTCAGCTTGCATACATTCATCTTGATTATCATAGATTTTTATAATATCTACTATAATTTGTTTTTTATTTTTAAGCCATATTTTATTCCATATAGAATTTCTTTTATTATATCCAAACTCGTAAGCTCTAGAATATCTACCAGGAAAGTCTGAACCAATACCTACATAAAATATTTCATTAGTGTCGGGTCTTGTATGTGTATAAAGATAAAATTGTTTGTTCATGATGTCATATACTTTAGTTTACAATACAATATATGACAAATACTACAAATTAACAACTTAATTTTTAAGTTTAAGCCCTAACTCTATAGCATCTTCAGATGATAGTTTATCATGAATGTAGGTATGGCAAGTCCTACACACTGATAACCAAGTAGTTATATCTAAAGTATACTTACCCCGTCCTTTCATGTGATGTACATCTATACTAGATATAGTACATCCAGGAAGTTTAGCCTGACATGTAGGATGTTTAGTTAAAAACTCTATACGTAGGATACTATACTCTTGATTCTCTACAATTTTCTTTTTAGAGGCTTTAGGTAAAGACTTTGGTTTACTATGCTTATTAGCACAGTTCTTACAATAGCCTTTACCTAATATCCTCTTCCAGAATGTTGGTACAGTTATTCCACAGTCTTGACACTGCTTCATATTAAGTCATCTAATCCAATATCAAAGGCTGCTTCTACATCATCATATAAATCCGGATCGCTATCTTTAATAAGTTCTACAACTGGGTATAGAATATCATTAATCTGATGTAATAGAATGTACATGTCATGTTGTTTAAGCTTTTCAATATTCTCTTCAGTAAGAACCATAGATAAAGTTACAGCTGTACCCATAAAAGGTACAGTAGAGCTGATTTCAGCATCTGCAATAAGTTGTTCTATTTGTTCTAACTGTGTTAGATTGTTTAAATAACAGAATACAATTTGTCTGTTGTCAAGGCCGTGGAATTTAGTCATGATATTTGATAGAAATTAATTGGCAATATACCACTATCTATTAACTTATCTATGATATCTTTTTTATTGATACCTAGATCTTTAAAGGATAATGTGCATACAAATTTAGGATCTGGTTCTGTATTTTCCCAAAATGGGCTTAAGAATGGATGATCCTTAAAGAAATGGCCCAATAAACTATTACTAAATTTAATCATCATCTCTTGTTTCCATGAGTTTAGAATAAACTGGGTCTTTCTATGGGCTTTAATAACCCGTAGTTTTTTAGCTTCAGACATTTCTCTGATTTCTTCTTCCGTATACATGCTGATACCAAACATGGCACGCTTGTACAAGAAGTTCTGATTAGGATTAAAGGGGTCTTTATCATAAACTTGATAAGACTTACCGTTAAAGTTCTTTGTGTTTGCTTGATAGGTAGATAGCTTACCGCTATACATAACCCGGTTTTCTTTCTTCATATGTGGTAATTGGTTTTGTTGATTAGAAAATGTACCTAATAGTGTCTATATCAAAGTATTGTGTATACAAGTACTTAAATGTATCCAACCATTTAGTTTTATAGCTCAAAGGATAACGCATAATCTTTTCATTATTCTTTATTTCTGAGCTATATTTCATTAGATTTTGAGCTAGAACATTTGCCCGCTGCATTTGTAATGCATGATTAGTAAGAGCAATAACTTCACACTTATTCTCACCGGCAATATGTTTTATCTTAGCAAATAAATCATCATAGAGTTCTTCCCAACCTGGGTAGAAAATAACTGGACTGTAGTTTATGTGCACCTCCCATCCTAAATCCTTTAATCTATTAATATCTTTTATTCTATCAGATATCTTTTGCATCTTAGGTTCTAGTATATCAGAGAATACTTGAGGCATAACACTAACCCGCACTCTTGGTTTCTTATTAAAACTACTAACGTCTAGCGTTAGTAATGAAGGATATTTAGTGGCCATAGTAGAGTTAAGTCTAGGATGGTCATCATATCTCTTAAGATAATCAATCAAGGGTTCAGGCATATGCTTCTGCATAAGTACTAGATCGGAATTACAGGCTATGTCCACCATAGTATACACAGGATCCTGTTGATCCGGCTGTTTAACATAGTTCTTTTCCCACTCCAATACAGAGTTAAAGATATCATCTACATTAGTGTTTACATAAACTCTATTCCCGTTATACCGGGACATATAACA